TATCTGGCGTTGGGTCGCGAAGCGACTGACCTACATAATTGCCTAATCGGCAACGAAACTGGCGCATTTGTTGTTTATGGCGGCGTGTTTGGCGGCACATCGACAGAGCGGCTCCGCATCTCCTCCAGCGGCACCGCCACGTTCGCGGGGCAGGTAGTCGTCACCGCAGGCAGCGTGTCAGCGTGCAGCGTGGCACAGAACGGCGACCCGAATACGGGGCTGTATTTCCCGGCGGCGAACGTCGCGGCGGTAGTGACGGATGGAGTTGAGCGGGTGCGAGTGACCGCGCTCGGCCGCGTCGGCATAGGCACGACCAATCCGGCTCAAACACTGCATGTCAGTGGCGGAGAGTCTTATTTAACTAACACAAACTTTTCATTGGCAAACGGCACAGGAACGGTTGTGACGACCTACACCGGCGCGTCGACGGGCAACACGTTTGGCGCTATAGGGGCACTGACCGGCGGCGGATCCGCGTGGGGCGACCTTGTGCTTCAGAGTGGTGGCGGTCGCGTCGGCATCGGGACGACGACTCCTGGCTCTCGTCTGGAGGTCATTCACAATGGCGGGCAGGGAATCAATTGCCTCAACAATGGCGGCGCTGGAACTGTCAACTATGCGGTAATGGGACAGGCGGCTGGCGCGGCGTTGGTGAACACAGGCGTTTACGTCAACACATACAACGCCACCAACAACTACGGCATTCGCATAGTCAACCCGCCCGCTGGCGCTAACAACTACGCTATTTACTCTGACGCCGGTGCGCAATGCTACTTTGGTGGTAACATCGGCATCGGTACAACGACTATTAGCACAGGTTTCATGCTAGATGTGCGCGGCGCAGCACTGTTCTATCGCACCGCGGGCGATGGACTTGTGACGGCTCAGGGGCTTCAAACGCAAAGTGGAGGAACGGGAAAGAGCGCAATCCAACTTGATGTGAATGGTCAAGGCGGATTTGCGTGGCAGTGCGACGCCACGAGTAGCAAGATTTTGCGGCTTATCAACAACAACGGATACGGGGCAGGCGAGTCGACGCTGATGACCGTGTCGTCGAGCGGAACAATCACCGCATCGCAGGTCTACAGCGACACTGTCGGTGCGACCAACCGCGACCTCTACGTCGACAGCACGGGCAAACTCGGCTACGTCTCTTCCATCCGCCAGTCGAAAACGGACATTGTCACGCTGGAAGACGTGTCATGGCTCTCGGCGCTTTCGCCCGTATCGTATCGCTACCGCAAGAAGAACGCCGACGGCACATACAGCGACGAAGCGGACGGTGTGACCGACTACGGGCTGATTGCCGAAGACGTGGAAACGGTGCGGCCGGAATTGTGTTTCTACGACGTGGTGGACGGCGAACCGCAACTGAGAGGCGTTACTTATTCAAAACTGATCGCGCCAATGCTGAAATACATCCAGCAACTAGAGTCGCGCATCGCTGCACTAGAGGAGAGACTAAACCATGCCTGAAATTCCCACGCTGTTTGCGAGCGAGCCGCTGTCCATCTCAGCCACCTATGAGAAACTGTGGGTGCGAGAAATCGTAATTTCCGCGCAAACAGTGGGCGGCGACGCCGAAGCTCGAATAACTCTCGTTCGATTTAGGACGACCGACGACGGCGTGGAGGAAGCGCCCGCCGAGCCTATCCGGCTCCATGTTAGCGACCTGATCGCAGGCGCCAATTCCGATTCAGACCTCGCGGCGGCGGTTGGAGCGTTGATGGCGTACATCAGTAAAATAGGTATTGAGCAGGGCGTGATTTCTGGCACAAACAACGATTAGGTCTGCCAATGCCTGAAAACCCTAAAGTTCGCACACGCATTTCAGCTGACGGCATCGCAGACGGCGCGATTGACATTACCAAATTGTCTGCGACCGCTGTTGCTGCAATATCGTCGGCAAGCCATACGCACGGCAACATAACCAACGTGGGCGCGATTGGATCAACGGCTAATTTGCCATTGATCACGACAACGTCTGGCGTAATAACGGTTGGCAGTTTTGGAACAACAGCAAACACATTTTGTCAGGGCAATGACGGTCGGTTAAGTGACGCTCGCGCGCCTACAAGTCATACGCACGGTAACATAACCAACGCCGGAGCGATTGGTTCAACCAGCGGACAGATCGTTGTGACAACAACGTCTGGAGTTCTGACAACGGCCGCCACGATCAGCAACACGCAGGTGAGCGGACTGGGCGCGATGGCGACATCGAGCGGCATTACTCTTACAGGTGACGTCACTGGCAGCGGTACTGGTTCATTTGCGGCAACGCTTTCCAATAGCGGCGTCACTGCTGGTACTTATCGGTCAGTGACGGTCGACGCAAAAGGTCGCGTCACCGCGGGAACAAATCCCACGACCTTGGCGGGTTATGGAATCACAGACGCGGTTACGTCTGGCGGATCCGGCGCGACTGGTACGTGGGCGATATCAATTAGTGGCAGCGCCGCGCAACTAGGCGGCGTCGCTGCATCCAACTACTTTCGTGTCGACGGTTCGTACCCCAACGCCGACATGAACGCGCCGGTGGAAGGCTACTGGCACGTAGCACCCACTGCGTCGAACCTCCCTGACGGCGCGAGGTATGGGCACAGGTGGGATTATGACCACGCGGGTGATGGCAGTTGGGTCGCGCAGTTTTACACGCCCACCGACGGAGACGCCGGGCTCTGGTTTCGCCAGCGCAGAGGCGGGACGTGGCAAACGTGGCGCAAGTTTCTGGACAGCGCCACGTATAACTCCTATTCGCCAACTCTGACGGGCGGCGGCGCAAGCGGGACTTGGTCAATCAACGTGACGGGGAGCGCTGGCAGCGCGACGACCTGCACGTACCAAGTCGGGTCCGGAACGGCCAACAACTTCAACACGAACTTCACCGAGACACCTGCGCACAACAGAGCATTTCGCGAAATGTCTGCCGGTGGTCCGCAAGGTGCGTGGTGGTTCGTCGAGAATATGCGGCACAGCAACGCCACCAACTACTGGGGCCGCCAGAATGCGTGGGGGTGGGAGGACAACGCGAACGAACTGTGGTCGCGCAATGTGCAGGGCGGCACATGGGGCTCATGGGTCCGATTCATTCACAGCGGCAACTACACCTCCTACGCGCCGACCCTGACCGGCGGCGGCGCCAGCGGTACGTGGGGGATCAACGTCACAGGAACCGCGAACAGCGAGACGCTGTCGACCGTTTGCTCGCGTGGTGCGTCAACGTCGAGCAACATCACCACCACTGGCGCGGTCTACTCTAGCAATTGGTTTCGGAGCAACGGAGCGAGCGGGTGGTACAGCGAGACGTACGGCGGCGGCATATGGATGAATGATTCCACCTACGTGCGCGTGTACGCGGACAAGCAATTTTACACAGGCGGCGCCATCTCGTCTGGCACGGCCATGTATGCGCCGATATTCTACGACAGTCAAAACGCTGCGTACTACTGCGATCCGAACGGCACAAGCCGCATGGCGGGCATGGACATAGACTCGCTGCAAATCTTTGGGAACTATTTGTATGTGGGAAAGAGCGACACGGCAGAATTCTCGTACATAGCGATGCGCGACAGTAACGAGGGCGAAAGGCTCATTCACTGCAACAGCAACCGAATCGGGTTTCTCAGTCAAGCGGGCGGGTGGTCTGCATGGTCTTATGACGATGGGACGTTTGGCTGCTACGGAGGAACGTCCCGCGCGATCGAAGCAATTGGCGGTTGGGGCTCTTACGGCGCCACGCTTGAATTACGGTGCGACAACTGGGCCGGAAACGGGCTACAGGACGGGCCGCGAATCTGGCACCACAAGGCAGGCGTGAAGTCGTGGACTATAGGCATACAGCACGCCGCCAGTAATGGTTTTTCCATCAACGAAGATGGCTCGTGGGGCGGATTCGGCACCGAGCGTCTCGTCATCGCTCCGGGCGGCAACATCACGCACAACGGCGTGCCGGGATACTTTGTGCGGGCGTGGGCATACTTCTACAACGCCAACCGATATGGGTCCGGCAATGTCAGTTCGATCACCTCACGCAACGCGACGGGTAAGTACCGGATCAACTTTGAGACACCGCTGCCGTCCGGCAATCCGTGCTGTCTTGGTAATGTCGGCAACGAGTCGGACACAATTGCTAACACAACCATGCGAATGGGCGTGCGTTCGTTTGCGTCTGGCGCTAGACTAGCGACGCAGGACATCAACATCGTCATATCCGGCGGACAGGGTGTACCGGCCGCGTCCGATGCGATGATCGGATGCTCCTTCCTCGCCATCATCTAGGTCGCAATATGGCTACAGTCATCGTCCACCCAGCGCCGCCGCCCGAAGCCGGAGTGTGGGTAGTGGTCCCCGCTTCCAACTGCACTCTGCCGCTGGAGGAAATCGCCCGCAAGGACGTTCCCGCTGGACTCCCATACGTCTACGTGGACGACTCAGAACTGCCAGACCGCGAGTACCGCGAAGCGTGGGATTGTGATTTCTCGGAGCCCGACGGCTACGGGATCGGCGCGGCAGCGTGGTTCGAGGAGCAGGAGGCGAAGAGAATTGCAGCCGAACTAGCGGCGCAAAGTCAAACAACGCAGGAGCAAAATAATGAGCAAATTGTTTCTGAATCCTCAACGAGCGGCGGAGATTGACAGGCAAAAACTGCTCACGGACATCGACGCGTGGTTTGATACCCAGCTTGCGGCTGGCTATACAGTGCCTGGGCGTAATTTTCGTCTTGGATTGCGCCAAGAAGACGTAACTTTGCTCACAGGCGCATTCGTGCTTGCAAAAGAAGCGGCTGTATTGGGTTTAAACGTGCCGCCAATTATCGATATGGACGGCATTCCGCGCGAACTTGGCATTGAAGATTTGACGGCAGTCATGCTTGGTTATGGCCAATATCGCGCAACTTTGTCCGCCGAATACGCTGCACGCAAAGCTGCAATAGCGACGTAAAACCAGCAAATTGCGTTTATTGCCGCTATTTTTCCCCCTCAAATGGCGCGCATGTCTCTCAGGTATACTCTGAGCACCCGCGGCAGGGACGTCCGGGCGCCTTTGAGGGGCAGAGAGCATGGCTGCTCAATTCTCGCGGTACCGGGCGCTTGTCCGGACGCTCAAGACCCACTGTTCTCCCGCGTTTCCAATTTTTGTCAAACGCGTCAAGCTTCCGTCGCATATCGAAGGGCGCTGTTGGAAAAACGGCAAGAAGTTCATCATTCAGCTCGACCACCGGCTTGACGAAAGCCGCGCCATCGACGTACTCATTCACGAGTGGGCGCACGCGCTGGCTTGGAATCACCGGCTCGACGCCTGCGCGACCGACGAGGCGTTCAACAAGCTTGCGCATGACGCGGCCTGGGGTGTTGCGTACGCCGAGGTGTACTGCGTCTACGAGCAGAAGTTCATTCCAGCCCAGGCGCGAATTTGATTGATATCTTTGGCGACTGTGTTACGCTGTCGGCGCGGTAATGGCGAGTCGTAATTTTTAAGGAGTAACGCATGACCCGGGCTGAATTGCTCGAACTTCTCGCGAGCGATCTGCGAAACGAGCGCAAGCATCTGAATTTCTATCTTTATCACGCTAGCGCCGTGATTGGGCTGCACGGTCAGCGTGAATATCGGGAGTGGCTGCTGGAAGCCGCCGCGAGCGAGCTGGCGCACGTAACGGCGTTCCAAGACCGGCTTTGGGGCCTGGGCGCCGCGGCAGTGGATACCTCGGCCAGCGATTTTGAGTGTTTTACGCGCGTTGAAGACGTGCTGGACTACGCCCGCGAGATGGAAGAAGAGGTCGTGGCAAACTACACGCAGCGCCTGGCGCAGCTCGAGGGCGCAAATTTTCTGGAGTCGCGGTATATGGCCGTGTTTTACGAAGACCAGCTCCAGGACAGCTACGAAGACTGCGAGCGGATCCGCCGTATCCTGGCGGACAGCCGCGCGACAAAAACGCCCCGTCTGCGGCCGCTATAAGCGTCTGGCGGTACTTTTCGCGTAGCGCTTGCGGCGCCGTGTTTGGTATTATGACCGGGTCGCCCAGAGTCCAGATTTAGAGTTGCAAGGAGCTGTCATGAACGCTTTCGAATTCGGTTACGCTGTCGGCAGTCTTGAGAAGCAGGCCGTAAATTTCCGCCTGGCTGGTAACGCTTTGGCGACAATTCCGGGCAAGGGCGTGCAGAGCGCGCCGTTCCGCGACGCGGCGCGCCAGACGATTGAGGCCGGTAAGCGACTCGCAGGCATGGCTGGTCAGGGCGCTAAAACGCTCGGCGGCAACGTCTTGCAGGCGCTTCCACGCGGCAACGATCTGGTCGCAAATCTTGGCATAGCGGGCGTTGGTGGCGCGCTCGCGGCCGGAGCGGGCAACCGAGTTGAAGGCGCCGGGCGCGGCATGGGTTACGGCGCTGGCGCGACGCTCGGCGGTAGCGTGGGCGCCGGTATTGGCAACACGGTTGCCAATGCGCTGCCCGCTAAATATCGCGTTCCGGCGCAGCTGATTGGCGGCGGCCTTGGCGCAGTCGGCGGCCTGATGGGCGCGGGCAAGATGATGGGTCCGGCGTCGTACGCGGGTAAGGAAGCGGGCATCGTGGGCGACATGGTCCAGAACGTCAAAGATAAGACCAAGCAGGTGGCCGACAAGGCCACGGCCACGGCGAAGACCGTGAGCAACAAGGCCGTCGACGCTGGTAAGAAGATGCAGACCAATTTTGAGAGCTGGCGCAAGAGCAAGTAGTCTTCCCAGGAATGCCGATATGACCACGCCGTACGAGTTTGGTCGGCACCTCGGTTCGCTCTCCAAAGAGGCTGCTGAGAAAGAAGCGCGCGGGCTTCTTGCCGACGTGGCTCTTTACTCGAATCCTTGGACGGGCGTGCCGACGGGCATTTACGACACCTACAACTCGCTGCGCAGCGGGAACTATCTTGGTGCGCTTGGCAACGCGGCGAACACAGGCCTGAGTTTGTTTGGCGGCGGGGCAATCACCAGCGGGTTGAAGGGCCTCGGGGGTGGTCTAATGCGCGCTGGCGCTCGCGTTGGCGCTAGCACCGTGTTACCGCAGGCAGCCAGGGGCGCGATCCAGACGGGCCTTCATGTGGCTGGCCGCGGTGCTGTGGGCGCAGGCCGCGCGCTGGGCGTTGCGGGTGGCAACCTGGCCGGGCGTGTGGGCGAACAGGCGTCGCAGGCTATTTCTCAGGGTATTCAGAAAGTTGTGCCAGTCCGTGCAGGCGCTACGTTCATGAAGAACCCAGTGCGCGCCACGATAAATGCCGCGGTGAAAAATCCGCTAGTCGCGGGTTCGTTTTTCCACAACAGCGGCAATCCACAGCCTTCTGCGCCGATGCCGCCGACACCTGCGCCGTCTGCGCTTCCGGGCACACTGCCGCGCTAAAGATATCTATTCAAGGAATCGCGCCGTGTCATCAGCTGCTTACAAGTTTGCGAACGAGTACATTCCGCAAATGCTCATGCAGCAAATGATGCAGCGCGATCCAGTCGCGCCACCCGCTCCGCCGCTGCCCGAGCCTGCGCCCGTGCCGCTGCCGCAGCAGGGCCCGACAAGCATGAATCAGATGTCGATTTCTTCGCCGCGCGCTCTCGCCGAGCACGAGGCTGTTCCGGCGCAAAAAGCCGCAAGTTTTGAAGCGCAGCTCGTGCGGCTAGTTGTCGAAAAAGAGGCCAGTTTTTTTAGCGGACTGGGCACTCTTGCGCGAGGGGCTATGAAGGCAGCTCCTGCAGTTGCAAAAGGCGTAGGCAATATGGCGCGCGGCGCATACGCCGTCACCAAGCCCGTCACGGGCCTAGTCACTGGCGGACTGTCGGGCGCTGCTCGGGGCTTTGCAGGCGCCGGGCAATCTATTGCCAAGGGCGGCGCGCCTGCTGCGCTGGGCGCCGGGCTCGCGCTTTACGGTGGCTACAACACGCTGCGCAATCCCATCGTCGTCGACAGTCAGGGCGTGAACTTCCGTTCGCCCGTGCGCATTCCAAACATGCGTTTCCGCTCGCCGATTGATACGACGGGTCTCGGCACCGGCGGCGGCATTCGGTTCCAGAAGCCGGTCAAGGTTCTCTGGTAATGTCGCTGTGCCCCGCCTGCGAAAGCGAAACGACAGAACTGCGCGGCAAGCGCATCTGTCCGTTCTGCCATCTGATTATTGAGACGTGTTGCGAAGGCGGCCGTTGCGAATACAATCCTCCGAGTTCGATAACTCAGGAGGCTAATTCGCATGACGTGGAACGAGCTGATCACGGCGGTAGAGCAGTGGGCGGAAGCGCGGAAGATCATTCCAAATAGCACGCCCGAAGCGCAGCTGCTCAAGTGCATGAGCGAGCTGGGCGAGCTGGCCGACGCGCAGCTCAAACGCGACAGATTCGAGATTATCGACGGCATTGGCGACGTCCTTGTAACGCTGATTCTGTTCGCCAGGCTCAGCGGTCTGGATATCCGCGACTGCCTCGCGCACGCCTACGGCATGATCAAGGACCGCAAGGGCATCCTGATGCCCAACGGCGTCTTTGTGAAGGAGGACGACAATGCCTGATCCCGCCAAACGTTTCATTCTCAACGTTGAGCAGCGCGTCTACGTTGAGAAGTCCTGGGGGCACGAGGACTGGATCTACAACGGCCGGTACTGCGGCAAGAAGCTGCACGTGAAAAAGGGCAAAATGTGCTCGTTTCATTACCACCGTGTGAAGGATGAGGTGATGTACCTGGAGTCTGGTAAAATCATTCTCACGTACGGCTGGGATGAAGATCAGGCACACGCGGCGCAGATCACGCTGACGCCCGATATGGCTTTTCATATTCCGCCGGGCATGTGGCACAGATTTGAGGGCGTAGAAGACTCTGTAATTACTGAATTCAGCACGCACCACTCCGACAAAGACGTCGTGAGAGCTGGGCAGCAAGAGCCTGAAGACAAGGATGAAGAAACATGACCGAGAAAGAAGCAGTCAACGTTGCTGACGTTCTCAAGACCGTGCGGGCCGTACCGGGCGCCGTGGGTCGCGCCGTGGCTGGCGTTCCTGGTGGCGTGGGCGGTTTTGCGCTGAACACGGCACGCCGCGGGCTGAACGCAGTTGGCGACCTCGGCGTTTCGCTGACGCGGCCTGGTATCAGTCCGGAGTTTGCGCCTGAAATAAACAAGGCGCTGTGGAACGCGTCGACTGCGGCAAAGGGACTTGGGACGAAAACAGTGGGCGCGTTACAAAAAGGCGTCGAGCGTCTGACTGGCATGCCGCACACGAGCAAGTTCAATCCGCTTAATGTGGCGACGGGCGCGGGCATTTTTGGTGCGGGTGCGGCTGCTCTTACAGGCCGTGGTTCTAAGCCCGCGGCGCCTGCAGCCTCGCCCGCAGTGTCAGTCTCGCCTGCCTCTGGCCTGGCCGGGCTCAGTCAGCGCGGCATGGACATGTGGAAGAACTTGCCGGTAGAAGCTCGGTACGCGATTGGTGCTGGCGTCCCCCTGGCGCTGCTTGGCGGTTACCTCGGTCGTAAAGGCGGCCTCGGAGGCCTCGGTCTCGGTGCGCTCGGTCTTGGCGCCGCAGCGCTGGGGGGCGCCAGTGGCGGCGCGTTTGGCGACGGTGCGCGCCGGTTCTCGGGCAAAATGCTCTACAACCTCGGCTCGTTTTTTGGCGGCAAGAGCGACACGGCGAGCCAGATTAACCGGCTTTCTGGTTTGAGTCCCGGCATGGGCGCTACGGTGCTCATGGGGCGCGACCCGAGTCTCTCGAGTGCAGACGCGCTGCAGCAGTACGAGTTTCTTACCAAGAACAAAGACATGATCGCGCGGATGCTGCCCAACCTTGATGCGAAGAAAGCCAGCGCCAACGACCTGTTCAAGCTGGCGCGCTGCTGGAAGGGCTACGAACCAGTTCCGGGCAAAGCGCCTTACAGCGAAGACTCCTGCCGCCCGGTCGGCAGCAAGAAGAAAAAGAAAGAAGAGAAGAAGGCGGGCAGCCATGCGTTCAAGCTCACCAAGAAAGAGCACGAAGAGGTCGTCGAGGGCGGCAAGCCGTCGATCGAATCTAAGCTGCACAAGGTGACGCCGCGCGACCCGTCTGAGGGCGAAAATCTCCGCCCGCATGGCGCGCTTGTATCGCCGGACGACAAACCCGTCGCCGATTGATATCTATCCCGCCCGCCACGGAAAGGAATCCTGGCACTATGCGGAAAAAGCCTACGCAGTCTGCGGAAAAGAAAACTGCAGAAAAAGCGCGCCGCAGACAAGAGCGCCAGCAGATCCGCGAACAGCAGATTCGGCAGCCGCTTGAAATTACGTGGCGCACGCCAGTGCAAAAGCTGGCCTGGAACGCGCTGGAAGAAAACCTCATCACGTTTCTGCTTGGCTCGGCGGGTTCTGGCAAGACTTTTCTTGCGATGGCGTACGCGCTAAACGCCGTATTGACCAACCAGGCCGAAAAGATCGTGCTCACTCGGCCGATCGTCGAAGCAGGCGAAAAGTTGGGTTACCTGCCGGGCACGTTTGGCGAAAAAGTAAATCCGTACATGCAGCCGCTGTACGACGCCATGGACACGCTGGTCGGCAAGCAATCCGCGAAGCGCGAAACGATCAACAAGGCCGTGGTCCTCGCGCCGCTTTGCTACATGCGCGGCCGTACGTTCTCGAACGCAGTCTGCGTATTCGACGAGGCGCAAAACGCGACCTACACGCAGCTCAAGCTGTTTCTCTCGCGTTTTGGCGAGGGCAGCAAAATGATTGTGACTGGTGACCCCAAACAGAGCGACTTGCCTATTTCGCCTGCTCCGTTGACGGACGTTGTTGCACGACTTGAGAGCGCGCGCAACATTGCCACGGTGAAATTTGGAAACGCCGACGTCGTACGCCATCCGATCGTTACGACTGTCTTAGAGCGGCTGTAGTTTTCTTGACTGACAGCTATGTGTCGCTAGACTCTTTCGCACAGGAATTACCCCTGCTTACGAAGGAGTCGATTATGTGCGGTATTCTTTGCGCGCACGACACAATTGCGATTGAATTTACGCAAGAAGAACGCGTACTTGTTGCAAAATACGCCGGGAACGCAATTTTGCCTGTCGGTTTTCATTCTGATATTTGGGATATGACCAAAGAAGAAGAACGGGCACGTCGCGAGGCAGAGCGCCCTGAAAATCAATACACCGGCATGGCGGCTGAGGCTGCTTGGTACAAATGGTCTGAATTTGCAGGTAGTGGCGGGTTTAATGGGTTTGTTGCCAACCGCAAACTGCGCGACAAGGATAAATTCAAGGGCGACAACGGCGTGGACTGCATTTTGGCCGGTGGGCGCGTTTTGATCGACGTAAAAGGGTCTGAACCTATGCGCGGCATGCTGTTCGACGAAGACACGGCCATGAAGCTGCACTTGACGCACAAGCGCGCTGCGTCACTGGAAGCTATCCGCAATATTATTTACGTGTTTGCTTTGACCAAGCGCGCACTCGAAGAGGCGTGCATTGCGCCGTATGTGGTATTGCTTGTTGGTTGGCTCTACGGTCACGAACTTTACGGGCGCACAGATAAAGCAACCTTAGAGGGTTGGTCAGCGCGCGGCGGCTCGCTGCGCAAGATGCACGAACTGGAACAGCTGCTGTTGAGCGTTGCGCCCTCCGAACAGGTTGCTTAAAATACCCCGCGCGTTCATTCACTCGTACACAGAGGGCACATGCGGGAAAGACGCAGGGAGGCGGTCCCGACCTGGCCGCGATTGCTATAAACGATCGCGCCGCGACGGAAAAAGTACCTGCGGGAGCGGCCTGCCGACCCGGGCCGACTTTGCACCCTATCGGACAGCCGGGGCGCCGGGATGCTGCGGAAAGATATCTTTTCGCGCTTAACGCTGGTTGCTGGGTTCCTAACGCCGTCCGAGCGTGTCCTTCGCCCTTACGCAACACGAGCACAAGTGGGACACGAGCGGTCCTGCTGCCAGCGCCCAGCCCGCCTTTTTTAACTTGCGTCTAATGAAGGGCCACTACACTGCCGCCGAATTAGAAACGCTCCGACGCACTGGTATTATTCCAGGGCGCACACGGCGAAGTATTCAAAACGCCAGAACAAAACTTGCATTGCGCCAACCGCGTGCGTTGCGTTCTCGATGGGCCGAGGAAGAAAAACAGAAACTCGCCGAGTTGTTTGCTCAGGGTTTCTCTGCGCTGCTCATTGCGCGGCGGGCGCTTCTGCCTAGAAGTTTGATGTCAATTCAGAAGCAGCTCAGGCGCATGGGGCTGTCGAAACGTATGCCCATCAAACGGCTCAGCGTCGAAACGCGCGATTTGCTGAAGTCTTTTCTGCGCGCGCACTTTGCCAATCGCACGCCCCGGGAATTGACTGAAATTTGGAACGAGCAGTGTCCCGAGCACGCGTTAAATAAGCGCTCGATCGTGTCTTACCTAACACGCCTTGGGCTCAAAATGCCGTACGCGGAGGTGATCCGTTTAGAGCGCCTCAAAAAACGCGAGCGCGCGCTGCAGCTCGCAGCTGCGGAAACTCACGAAAACCTGCAGACGCTGCAAGAGAAAATTCGCCGTGAACGCGCGCGAGTGCTGCGCGCGCGCCTTGCTCGCGGTCGCGATCTGTGGACGGGACTGCAGTTGTCGCCTGAAGAATTAACAGACGGGCCCGCTGAAAACGACCCATGATGCCCGATAGCACAACGGTAGTGCGCGCGACTGTTAATCGTGAGGTTCCAGGTTCGAATCCTGGTCGGGCAGCTTTTGTCTTACGCCGCGCTTGACGGATCAGGCGCATTCGCTGGGGCTTGCGTCATGGATGACTTCGAATTGCCGAAACGGACTGCTCAGATGGTTGGGCAGGCCGGAACGCATTATGCGGCCATGGAGCTTTTCAAAGTTGGTATTGCAACAGCGCACCCAACCGTCGATGTCGGATACGATCTGATTACTGACGCAAACGGGGTGTTGAAACGTTGTCAAATCAAATCTGAGCTTGAGGGTTTTGCTGACCGCCCGCAGCTGCATCAAATTCGTTTCAACATGCGTCGCCGAAGAGCACGCTTTTCAGGGCAAAACGTCGCCGAGAATCGAGACAAGCAGTACACAACGTCTATGATCGACGTTATGATTTGCGTCACGATGAAGCACAACACAATTTTTATTGTGCCCGCTGCGGAGATCGATTTCACAAAAGACTGGCTTTATTACCGCCAGCTTGTGCCTTGGGAAAAAGCTTGGCACGTGTTGTTAACAGCGCAATCATTGAAGTAGCTCAAACGCCTACATATGTGAAGCTGTAATAATGTACGACGTTCTAATCGTGGGCGGCGGCCTGTTTGGCGCAACCTTTGCCCGCGAGTGCCTCAATGCGAACAAACGGGTGCTCGTCATAGATAAGCGCGAGCACATCGCGGGTAATTGCTACACCGAGTCGCGGCACGGTATTGAGGCGCACGTCTATGGCCCGCACATTTTCCACACCAACAGCGAAACTATCTGGAACTACGTGCGGCAGTTCGCTACCTTCAATACTTTTGTGAACCGGCCCAAGGTTCACTACGCCGGGCGGCTCTATTCGTTTCCAATCAATCTTTTTACGCTGTATCAGCTTTGGGGCGTGCAGACCCCTGAAGCGGCCCGCCAGAAGCTGGCCGAGGTGCGTGTGCCAATTGCCCGACCGGACAATCTTGAAGAGTGGATCCTCTCCCAGGTAGGCGAGGAGATTTACCGCACGTTCATTTACGGCTATACCAAGAAGCAGTGGCGGCGCGAACCGCGTGACCTTCCGGCCGCCATTGTGCGGCGGTTGCCTATCCGGCTGAACTTTGACGACAACTACTTCAACGACGCCTATCAAGGCGTGCCAGCGGCGGGTTACACGGCAATGATTACGGAGATGCTTTCCGGCGCCGACGTTGTTTTGGGCGTCGACTACTTTGCGCAGCGCGACGTTTGGGACGCCCGCGCCCGCACCGTGGTCTTTACGGGTTGCTTAGATCAGTTTTACGAATACAAACACGGCGCGCTGGAGTACCGAACGCTCCGGTTTGAATCGGAGCTTTATGCCGTGCCTGACTACCAAGGCAACGCCATCATTAACTACACCGACGAAGCGGTGGCGTTTACGCGCAGTATCGAGCACCGGCATTTTGTCGGCGGGTCCGGCGATTGCACCTACGTGACGCGCGAGTATCCCGAAACGTGGCGGCCGGATTCGGTGCCCTACTACCCGATTGATGACGCGCGCAACCGCGGAATTTACGCCGCCTACGCGCAGGCAGCCAAAGCCGAGACAAAATACGTTTTTGGCGGTAGACTGGCCGAGTACCGGTATTACGACATGCACCAGGTCATTGGCAGCGCCCTGACAACCGCAAAACAGTTTTTACACATAAAGATGTAACACACAATGCGCAGAATTATTGTTACGCCCGCCGGTCGCGCGCGCTATTTGCGGTTGTTGAGTCGGCATTTGGCAGCGCAAGCTAGTTCATTTGATGAGTGGCACTTGTGGCTTAACACCACGGACGCGGCCGACATTGCTTACTGCATGTCGCTACCGGCAAAGATTATTATTGCGCCAGATTCGCGGCCCGAGTTGGGAATTCAAAATATTCATACCTTCTTTCCGATTGATAGCTGCGATGCGTCAGCGCTGTATTTGCGGTTGGACGACGACATTGTGTGGTGCGACGACAACTTTGTGGACATTATGTTTCAAGCGCGTGAACGAGAGCATCGCGCTTTTCTTGTCTCCGCAAACGTGATTAACAACGCGATCTGTTCGCATCTTCATTTTAGGTTCGGTATTTTGCCGCCGTGTAAGTACAACTCCTTCGATCCGGTTGGTTGGCAAAACCCAGAGTTCGCCCAGCTAGTACATCGCGAATTTTTATCGGGCGGCCGAGACAGGTACAAATTTGATCGATGGTTTCTTACGCCTGGTGAGCGTATCAGCATTAATGCCATAAGTTGGCGCGGCGATGTGTTTCAGCAATTTGCTGGAAAGCTCCCAGTGTCTGACGAAGAGCTTTGGCTAACTGAAATTGCGCCGCACATGTATGGTCCTGTGATGATTTGCGGAGCTGCTTTGTGTTCGCATTTTGCATTTCACACGCAACGGGCTTTGCTGGATTCGGGGCCGCTACTCGCAGAGTACGAAAAACTTGCGCCGCAAATATAGGCGTTGTCCGCCGTCGATTTAAGGGATGCACATGTACGATATTATTTATTTTGCGCCCGTTTCGTTCAACGGAAAATATTACGCGCGGCTTGCGGCGTTTCGCAAGTACGGTCTTTTAAATAGGGCCGGTGTGTCAATGAAGGTGTACTTCTTGTCCGGCAGCGAGCCGGTGCCAAACGAGTTTGCTCCGGCCACATGGCCGTTCGAGGTGGAATTTGTTTCGTCAGCGTTTCGGTTTGGCGGAATCAAGAACTACGACTTTGTGCGGCAACTTGCGCCAACGCAGGCTGCTTCGGCGCGGTGGTGGTACAAGATCGACGACGACTCGATCAATGACGTCGCCGGAACGGTGGCGCGATTGGATGCCGATTACAACTGGAAACACCCGTTGTACATTTGCGGCGATTATGGCGCCGGGCTCGAGCCGTTGTTCTTCAACGGTATTGCGCGTTCTGCGCACGCGTCGCGCATTTTGCACACGAATCAACGCGACAAGGCAATTTTGCACCACGAACGCGAGTCCAGCTTTTTGTCTTCGCCTTGTTTGCAAATGATCGTTGAAGACGAAGAGTGCCGTAAGTTTTTGAATTTCATTTGTCAGCCGCACAACGATCAGGTGCGGTGCTACGGCGACCAGGCCCTAGCCGTTGCCGCGCGGTTCGTTCGTGTGCATCAGGTCGATTGTCATTTCACGACGCAGTGGCCCAACATCGTGAACTTCAGTTTGTTTGGCGGCCGTTTTACGCACATTCACTTTATTCATCCAGAGCACCCCGATTGGTCGCTGTTTCTTGAATTTGTGGCGCGGCACAACGTCAGTGTGGATTAAAGTGCATGTTACCAGTCACTGCAATTCAACAAATCGTCAGTATTCCCGACGCTACGTTCACGCCGTACGACGTACCGGGGAATGACCGGCCTCACGTTTATCTGGATCTCTATCCAGAACGCGCGTACGACAGCGCCATCATCGTCGCGCCGCATCATCACGAAGCGTGGCTGAACGTACATCTTTTCAAGCTGGCGCTGTTCTGCCGCGAGCACAAGATCAAGCTGATTTCGATCGGTCACGAAAACCAGTTGCCGTTTTTTGGCATGTTTTCAGACGCGGTGATTCTGCAAAAAGGCTCGCTGGACGCCATGTTCGGCTGGTTCTCGACGTTTTCGACGAGCACTAAAGGGTTTGACCAGCTCGCCGGTTGGAAAGATATCTATAAGCACGACGACCTGCCCTGGGACGCCCTGCCAATCGCAGCGGACAAAATTCCAGACGCGCGCCGCCGGTACAAATCGCCGTGGCGCGCGATTTACGGCCACTATTCTGCTGAGCACGTGATTGCGCAATTTAGCGACTGCCGCATATTCCTGCGGGAGTCGAGCCTCGAGACTTTTCACGCCCTCAACGCTAAACACGAGCTGCCCCGCAACGCGTTTTGGTGCGAGGTCAAAGAGAAGTTCGGTAAATTCAATGCCCGCCTGCGTGTGTTGCAAGAGTCCGGCACGCCGCTCGCGGGTCTCGACAAAACAATGCAGCGCGATCTGGTGCGGAAGCACGGCACGCATTTCATGGCACTGCAAATTCTTACGACGCTATTCAACAACTGCCGCCTGCTGACAGGCGCAGGTAGCTCGCACGTGTTCGCCGTCGCGCCCGGCGTGTTGGCGATGTGCATCGGCGCCGCCGACCGGTTCTACACCGACGAGACGGAAATGATCGTGCGCAAGATGCATCAGCACAGGTACGGGATTGTGCCTTACACAGAGGAAGCCACGCTGACGTGGATGTGCGCAGATACGGCGCCGATGTTTTCCGCTGCGGAAGAGCACGCGGCAATTGCGCACTGGCAACTGGATTATTTTCTCGACGTTCCAACGATCAGGGCTCATCTTCTGGCGGCACTGGCGCAGACGCCGAAAATGAATATTGTGCAGACGTCGTGGCTGGACTACTTGACCGAAAAGAAGTTCTTGGCGTTTACACAGGCGCCGACAGTGCGGTTTCTTCGCGGCGACGGCGCTCATTTGATGGACACTAAACTGACGCCAAGCGGCCGTTTAGCGCCCGCGAGCAGTAATGAGACGTTCTGGACGGTTATTGCTGAGCGGATGATTTTAAAGACGCATCTTGGGCAAACAGCGACAATCATGCTGCCAAGATCAGACGGCGTGCTTGCTGGGCCGTTTATTTACAACGCCGACAAGATCGAACACCAATTCAGTCTCACGTGAACGCAGGAGTACCATGGCGCCGCTTAAAGTCGTGTTTCAGAATTTTCAAAGTCCGGGCGACTTGGTGATGCTGTTGCACGCTGTTACGAGTCTTCACGAGACGCATCCCGGCGCATTTCTTACCGACGTCGATTGCTCGGTCAAAGATATCTTTTACGGCAATTCGCTGATCACGCCGCTCGACAAGAACGACCCCGAAGTGAAAAAGATTCGGGTCGAGTATCCCAGTATCCACCGCAGCAACACTCATCCGGTTCGCTTTGTCGAGTCGTTCAGCGAAGATCTCAGCCGAAAGCTGGGCGTTCCGATCCGCTCCAGTCGGTTTCAGGATTTCTTGCCAATCACTGAGCAAGAGGCTCAGTGGTATTCCGGCGTTCACGAGATTCTTAAACGTGACGTGCCATATTGGGTGATCAACGCCGGGCACAAGTTGGATTACACGGCCAAGGCCTGGAGTTTCAAGCGCTACCAAGAGCTGGTTGAGCGGTTTCCTAACCTATGGTTTGCGCAAGTCGGCTCTAAAGAGCACCGTCATCCTGTGCTTTCAGGGCCCAATGTGTTGAACTTCGTGGGGAAAACAAACGCGCGGCAGCTCATTCGGCTTGTGTACAACTCGTTCGGCGTAATCTCTGGTGTCAGCTTTCCCATGCACCTGGCGTACGCTGTTCCCGCGCATCCGCGTTTCAAGCGGGCCTATCGCGCCAACATTACGATTGCGGGCGGGCGCGAACCGGCGCATTGGGAGCAGGGCCCCAGTCACCAGTTTCTGCACACCTGCGGCATGCTCAACTGCTGCAGCCAGGGCGGGTGCTGGAAAAGCCGTGTCGTGACGCTGGGCGATAAAGACGGCAAAGACAAGAGTCTTTGCGAGATCCCGGTCGCGATGGAAGACGGGCAGTGGATCGCCTACTGCATGTCGTTAATCACCGTGGACGACGTGGCCCGGCAGATCGAGCGTTACATGGCGCATCTCGATTACGAGCCGAAAACGTAAGGGGCAGGGTAATACCATGGACGCGGCAGGCGAGTTCAGCTGGTTTATGGCGGCGATCGTGTTCGTCGTCTACGTCGTGTTCGACATTCTGTACGCGCTGTACGTGCTCTGCGTGAGCCGCAAACAGGTGCTCGCAGCTAGTTTTATCAGCTCTGCGCTTTACAGCCTGGGCGCGTATGGCGTGATGAGCTATCTTCACAATCCCTGGTACTTGATTCCGCTTGCCTGCGGCGCGTTTGCGGGCACCTACATCGCCGTGAAACACCTGAGTGACTGGCACTAATGACGCCGCGCCGCAACACGACGATCGCGCTGGATTTTGACTGCACGTTCACATCGGACATCGAGTTCTGGCGCTTGTTTGTGCAGCTCGCCGGTCGTCGCGGCCACGCTGTGTGCCTGGTTACGGCGCGGCACGATACGCCAGAGAACCGCGCCTTGGTCGCCGACGTGATCGGCGCGCCGACACTGCAGCTTTTGGCTGCGCTAGTTTTCACCAGTCACCGTCCGAAGCGGGCGGCTGCCGAAGCTCGGGGGTTGCTGGTCGACATTTGGATCGACGACCTGCCGGAGTTGGTTGGCCGCGCCGATCTGGAGTGGCTCGACGCGTTTAGGGCGCGGCAATCGGTTACGGAAACTCTTCCCGTGGTTGAATTCGGCGCTGTCGATCCTGCCGCCGTGTGGCGCCCTGAGCCGCTCTAAATCATGCAGAACGCCGCTGCCGCCGAGATTGAACGTCGTCTCGTGGCGCTGCCTGCAACTGCGCCAGAGCAGGACGCGTTGCGGCTGGAACTTGCTGCGCACGCCGATAGTCTCGATCGGTTGGTGGGCAGCCATTACTACCCGATGAAGATTGTGTCGCGGCACCCGGGTTGGACCTACAAAAATCCCAGCATTTGCGCGCATCCGGCAGGCGGGTACCGCTGCGCGGTGCGGTACGCTTCCTGGCCGGTCGTAAAGGGATTTCCCACGCACTCAGAGCTGGTGATCGTAACCGTCACTGATCGGCTGGAGCTGGCGGAAATCAAACATGTGCAGGCGCTCGAACGACCTACCGCCGCCTCTTTTTTCTCCAGTTTTGGCCCCGAAGATGCCAGACTGTTTCAGGTCGGCGGAAATTGGTTTGCCAGCGCGTCTTTTGCGGACGTGCCGGAGTGTTCGCATAACGGCGAGTTGTTGGTGCGCATCGGTCTGATGTTTTTCGACGCTGCGTTCAATTGGACGCGATTGAGCATTTTGCCCGGCCGCGGCCCACAGAATGAGAAAAACTGGATGCCGATTGAGGGCGCGCTCGCCTGGCTGTACAGTCCCGCCGCTACAGTGCAATGCCGCGTTAGCGAAAGCGGCCGAGAATTTACTTACGATGCCCCGACAGCCACGCCTGCGGTGTTAAACCGCGCGCGCGGCGGCACGCAAATCGTCAACATCGACCAAGAACACGCGATCGGGGTAGTGCACGAGACGCTGCTTAACGTGCCGAACGCCAAAGAACGGCGGCACGGGTATCACCGCGCATATTTGCACCGTTTCGTGCTTTACCGCCGAGATCCGCTGGCCGCGGTTGCTGTTTCGCCGCCTTTTCACTTTTTGACGCCTTTGAGCGTGGAATTCGCTGCCGGACTGGCGCGTAAACAAGACAATTTGCTCATTTCTTTTGGCCACCATGACACTGACTGCTGGCTCGCCGAGGTCCGACTGGCCGACGTGTGGCGTGTTTTACGACCAGTAGCGTAGGCGCCGCGGGCGCTAAAATGAACCCGCACACGTAAATGCTGCAGGACCCCACGTCATGCGAAGCTGGGATTTTTTCGACACGCTGCTTGGTCGTGCCTGCGGCGCGCCATATCGGGTCTTCGAGCTAATCGGCGGCGAAGAATTTTCCCGGCTCCGACAACAGGCAGAGCAAAAGAGTGACAAGACTTTCGACGACATCTACCGGGCGTTGCGGCAAATGACGGGGTGGTCTAGCCACCGCATTAACGAGTTGCAAAACCAAGAGTGGCAATGGGAACAGCGGTTGGCGTTTCCGATTCTCGAAAACGTCTCCGGAGTTGCTGCGAACGATCTTGTTGTAACGGACACGTATTTCAACGCGGCGGAAATTCGGCAGTTGGCGGATTGCATCGGCTTACCGCCGGTCGAGATCGTCGCGACTTACGGCGGCAAGCACCACGGAACGGTCTGGAAAGAGTTGAGGCGTAAAACGCGCAAAATACGAGCGCACACTGGCGACAACCGTTTTGCAGATTATGAGCAGGCTCGCCGCTATGGTTTTCCCGCCGTTATCTATAGGGGAGGTGAAGCTACCGGGTTTGACAAGATGCTGCATGCCGCGGGGCACTGGGACGTTGTGGGTATTTCCCGCTGTGTGCGGTTGCAGAATCCGTACTATCGCCCTGATCCGCGTTGGAGCGTGTGGAACAAACAAGCGCAATTCAACCTTCCGTTTCTGATGCTATGCGCCGCCCGGTTACACCAGTACGTAACCGAACATGGTTATCGTCATTTGTGGTTTTTATCGCGCGACACGTGTCTGCTTCAGCGGGTGTACAACGCCCTTTACCCGAGCATTGACACGGCCACGTTCTACGCCAGCCGCCAAACGTACGAAGATCCTTCTCCGGCTTTTCGTGCTTACGCGCAAGCTGCGGCGCAAACGCCAAAATGTCTGTTTGTCGATTTGCAAGGCACAGGCAAAAGCGTTAACACTTTTGCCGCCGCAACGGGCGTTACTTTACCGTACATCTATTGCGCAATGCCGACGCAACTTGAGCCATTTCGACCAACGCTTTATCCGTTGACGTACATCGGCACGGAATTGGAAGTGTTTAATTACGATGTTATGGGGCGCGTCGTGGACGTGTACCGTGGGCAACCCGTCTGCGCGCCAATAGAATATGACGTGCAGCTTGCCGCGGTCGGGCACGAAGTGACGGCGTGCGCGGTGAAATATTTGTTTCAACCGCCGATGGCGCCAGAGGACAGCACGATGCAGTTCGTGTTTGCCCAAATGCGGCGGTACGCTCCGCGAGAATTGGTAAAGCAGCACCAGGCACATCACCCGGCCTTTTTTCCGCGCACAAAGACATGAACATCGGCGACCTGGCTGCGTTTTGCGTGAATCTCGATCGGCGAGTTGATCGTTGGACGCAGGCACAGGCCGAGTTTGCGCGCATTGCGTTGCCTGTTGTCCGCTGGCCCGCCGTGACGCATCAACGCTCGCCCTATCGGACGTTGCATCGCGCAGCGGCTGGTTGTTTGGACAGTCACAGGCAGATCTGGCAGCACTGTATTGATGCACAGTTGCCCGCTGTCGCCGTTTTTGAAGATGACGTAGTGTTTGCGAGTGATTTCAGCGCCGTTTTTGCTGCTGCCGTAGCCGAGCTGCCCGCAGATTGGCACGTATGGCATCTGCACGCCACGCGCGCCCCGCACGTTGCGCTGGGCGAATACGTTGTGCGCATTGTCGGCGCGATTTGGGGCACGCATGGCTACATAATTAACTTGCGGGGCTGTCAGCTGGCTCTCGAGCTACCAAACATCGAACCAGTCGACGTGCGCGTCAGCCAATTGGTGCGCCAGGTGGGCGGGCAGGTGTACGGCGTTCGACAAGCGCGCGCGTTGGTCTTTCAACGCGGAGACGATTCTGATATTCCGCGCACCGCAAAACTCGCTTTTTGGCGTGAGCAACGTGCGCGATTTGGACGATAGCCCTCTTTTTGGGGCTGGTCGAATCTGCCGTTTCGCGCTATTTGTAATAAGTCAGCCGTTGTTTGCTCTTTGACATCCCGCTTTGCGCCCGCCTGTCGCGACGTGATAAATTAGTATTTGCGCGCGAAAGTGCGCAAATATCGCAAGCTGGTCGTGGTGGCCGATCGGTTAGGCGCTATTTCGGCAACATGGAAGTTGCCGGGGTAGCTGGATCCGTGGTCAGAGCATGGCGTGAACACGGTTGGAGGCGCGGTGAATGCCACACGGGGCAAACATTTGCCTTTGTAAGTCACCGCTAAACCCTGGTTTTCCAGGGCCGGACCTGTGGGTAGGGGATCCCAGGAGCTTGCGGTATATCAGCAGCACAATTAGCGCGCCGGGGGCCAGTAGGATGTTTATGGATTTGACTCATCCGTTCTGGGTGTTTTTGAGCGCGTTCGGAGTGTCGTCGTTTGCGGGGCTGGCCACATATCTCCGGTTTTCTCGTAAAATGACCCGGCTTGGGTTGTTTAGCGCAATGCTGAATGCGGGCTGCCTGGGTTTGGCTATTTCGCTGCTTTGGTACCAGCACTACCGAGAATCAGAGAACATTTATGGGCTGATTGGCATTTGCGTGTTCGCTGGTATGAGCGGCTCAGCGGTGACCGATGTCGTGTGGTCAGTTCTTTCCGGCGCGGGCATTAAGGTAAAAATCACGCACGAGCACGATAGGAGTAACGACAATGGCGGATCGTAAAGTGCGAAACACATTGGCTGCCGCGGCATGGGTGGCGACGCTGCTCTGTTCATTGGCGTTGCTGTCGACCGCGGCGGCAGTAGCCAGTCACGCTCGCGCCGTCGCGGGTGCGCAATCCGGCACATCAACCAGGCCATGACTATGTTCGCCGCCATGATGGTTGAACCACGCGCTGGAAAACTGCGCAGCGCCGCCGCGTGGTGGGCTGTGGCTGCGTCGGCGTTGTGCGCCATTTTGCTTTGGCGTTACGCCGCTGCGCTGAACGCGCGCGAAAGCGAGCTGATCAAGATAATGAACTATTCGGCCGACGCCGTAATTGTTTGTGACCGATCAGGCGACGTTTTGTTTGCCAACGACGCAGTCTGGGAGATTACTGGCTACACCGAGCGCGAATTGATTGATCACGGCCTGTCGCAGATTATTCCAGACTATTTGCGCGACAAGCATCTTCAGGGCCTCGACCGGGCCAGGACCAAAAGCGATCGCGGCATTGAAGGCATTCATTACCGCGCGGTCTATCCGGTGCTGCGCAAAGACAAGTTGCCGGTCATGTGCCTGGTGAGCGTCGGCAGCGTTCTCCACTTCGGCGCGCCACAGTTCTTCGCGTTCATTACGCCGGTGGCCGAGCTGCAGGATGCCGTCAAGAAACCCGCGCAGCCCGCTGATTTGTCCGTGTCTCCGCCCTCGCAGTTGAAATGAGGTAGCGGCCATGGACGGGTTTTCCATTCTCGATCCTTTGGCGTGGGACGCGACCGGTTTCAAGCTTCATCCGGCCTATGCCGTTGGAAACGCGGCCGGTTGGCTTTCAAAGACCGGTGCCGCGGCGACGACCAATCACTATCTCGCCGGGCGGCTGTACGTCTCTAAAAGCGGCTGGCTGTTGCTGTCGGTCCCAAATGCCCTGGTGCGCGGCGTATTCGACGCCATGACTGCTCCAGGCGCTGAATTACCACTTGCTGGTGCCCTTAACGTTCCAGACGTAAAGCCAGATTTGCTGAATGCGCACATTTCGGTGATGACCGCTGACGAGGTCAGCAAAATTGGCGCGAACAAGATCAACGAGCGCGGGCACAATTTTCACTACGCCCTTGGTCCCGTTAAAGAACTCGCGCCTAAGAACATCGACGGCATCAGCCGCGTCTGGGCGATTCAAGTCGCCAGCCCAGAGTTGGCCGCTTTGCGTAAGAGCTACGGTTTGTCAGCTCTGCCCAATGGCGATCATCAGTTCCACATCACGGTGGCTGTCCGACGCGCGAAGGTGCTCGGTAACAACAACGTTAGCAAGTTTGACTCGGCCACCAGCCGGGGCGAGCTGAAGGCGGCGGCTGAAAAAGTCCTGGACGTCTTGCCCGGCGGCCAGGCGGATCATGTGCCCGATGAGCAGTTTCCACCGGAGGCCTTGGCAGAAGGCAAGAAGCATGAGCGCGAACACACGAACAATGCAGAAGTCGCCAAAGAAATTGCCAAGGATCACTTGTCCGAAGAACCGGCCTACTACAAAAAAATCCAGCAACTAGAGAAGGACGGCGGCAGCGTCTACCTCGATCAGGGGCGACAGATGCTTGACCCGCTCGCTATCCAGAAGCCGATTCCTTACGACCCCAGCAAGCCGGTTTTCGAGAACATCAAGAGCCAGCTCACCGAGGCCAAGCGTCGGGGCGACTTCATCCGCGACAGCGATCGAAATCACAAAATGTGGCGGGCGCAGCTTGACCCGCGCTATCGGCACCAGCTTGCACTGAAAGCCATTCGCGGCCAGACGGAGCGCCCCAACCTCATTGACCAGGTCATCGCTCGTTACGGCGACGACGTGCTGGCGCAGTTCTCCCCCGGAAGGAAATAAACATGCCCTGGTTTCCCTGGAAGCCCAAAAAGCCCGACGAGCCGTCCCCGACGCCGCCAGTCCCAGCGCCCGACGACGTGGCGAATCCAGCCCGCGCTGCCTGGCTCAAAGCGTTGTTTTTGCTGCGGCAGATCGACAAACAGAAACTGGGCGTGGCGGTCGTCACTATTCCTGTGATGGTGTTCTTGGCGTTATCCGGTGTGGTACTTTGGGTCTACGTTCTGTGCCGTAGCGCCTGGAAGTTCATTAAATCTGTTTTTGCGTGAGCAGCCATGACGGCAGCCAAAGATATCTATGCGTGGGAGGCGGTCCCTGCGCGGGTGGCCGAGCTGCTGCCTGCGGCGGCTCGGGCACGCGTTGCGCACGAGAAAGCGGCGCTGGCTGCCGATATTCTTCCGCTGGCCGTCGCGACATGGATGGCCGAGTGCAACACGATTACGCTCTGGACAAAGGCGCCGCTCCCTGAGAAAAACGCCGCGATTTACCGAGAGCATCTGGGCGACTATGGTTTCGTGCGCAACTGCCAGGCGCCGAACCTGGAGCGCGAGATTCTTATCAAGCAGGCGGCGCTCCCTGGCGCAAAGCACGTCTTCGAGCTGGGCAACGCTGCGCTGGGCGGTCCGACACCGCTCTCAAACGGCATTGTTTCGGCGCTGATGCTGGGCGGCCTGGGTTACGGCACCGGCGCGCTTGCTGAGCGTCTGTTTCCAGAGCGAGCTAGGCGCCGCGGCCGGTTAAGTAAAACACTTGGCCTCCTGGGTGCCGGAACTGGCTTGGGAGTGGGCGCGCTGAACGCCTACGCCAATGCGCAAGCTCTGAAGCGCCCCTACTTGAAAAGTCTGATAACCAGTAACGACACACCTGTTGTGTATCCGTTCGAAAAGGAAAGCTACGTCGTCAACTACGGTTTTAATCCAGCTAATCCGATGGTTCCTGACGCCGTGGGCATAAATCAGCCGACAATCTCTGTGCCGCAGTTCAACACGGCGCTGTGGCGTGACGTGCACAAGGGCATGATTGATCCTTACGGGCCGTTTGGTCAGCACACGCCGCCCCCGCTCGCTGCTGCCGCGACGGGATTGATGAGCGGCATTAGCACGGGGTTGCAGTCCCCCATGATTCGCCCGATCGACGTGGTCCGGGGCTTTGCCTCGGCCGGTGTCGGAATGGCGACGGCTAACGTCGCCGGGCGGACGCTTTCAGCGCTGGCGGTGCTGCCTCCTGCAACACAACATAAGCTCCAGGATTTGGGTCTTTGGGGCGGGATGATGCATGCGGCTATGCCGCCACTTTTCCGCGGGTATTAGCCTTGCGCGACCCCCGGACCGATGGCAGAATAGCCCGGCCACGTAACTAGGAGAAAATTAAACATGGCGACAAAGAAGCCGATTGCGTCGATTCGCGAAGAGCTGCGCGAGTTGGGACAGGCTGCCGACGAGGTGGCGCCCGCTGGTTCCGATTGGTTCACCCCTGAGTTTTGGACGATGGTCGTCTCGGCCGTCACAAATCTCATCGCGGTGGGCGTGGTGCTGGGTTGGATTAGCGCCAGTGATGCCGAGACGGTTAGCCGAAGCCTTGCTGCGTTGATCGGCGCGGCGCAGGTGATCATTGTGAATGCGGCGCTCGTCTGGAAGTACATCTCGGCACGCGTTGCCGTGAAAGAAGCCATGATCGACGCGCGGTACCGGTATATGGAAGCGATCGCAGTTGAGCGCATTCGCGCCGAGAAAGAATGAAATGACGCCCGAAGCTCTCCAGGAGCGGATCGAGAACTCCCCGGCGCTCACGCGGCTTCGAAACCGACTTCAAGATGAAATCGCGTTTCGTGCTCCGCAGGGCTACGCGTTCAATCCGCTCCTGGTGATCTCGGTCATTTCAATTATCGTGCAGGTCATAATCCACTGCCGCGAAAAGCGCCCGTCCAACGAAATTCGCTTGGACATGCGCGACTTGCGCAACATTGGCCCAATCCGCAGCGTACGGTTGCGGCGCAAGCTCAATGAGCTGTGGCGCAACAACTGCCCAATAGAACTGTTACAATCAGAGAATCCGCTCGTGGAGGCCGTTTACGATCTCAGCGACGAAGCCGACGACGAAACCGTCGACGAGCTGTTGTGGCTGGGAGAAATGTATAAGCCGCCCGGCGACTAACCGCATTTCTCGCAGGGACGCGACTTATCATGGCAAGGATGCCATCAAATCACGTTCTGCCGACCGAAGAGATCCTTCGAAAACTATTCGCGTTCGGATACTTCGGTACTAAAACCTGGGCAAAGGTTCGGCAGATTAAAGGCGCGGAATTGACGCGCGCCATTCGCGAGTACCAGCGTTTTCACGGGCTGGATCCGGATGGCCGCGTCGACGAAACCACGGCGCATGTGCTTGAACGTCGTCGTTGCGGCCTGCCCGATTTCAACTTTTCGGCAGGCGACACGGAGTGCAAGTGGCCGCACAAGGCGATCACTTACCATCCCGACATTGTGCTGCCCGGCATCACGACGGCTCAGGCTAAGCAGGCGTTTGATATTGCGTTCAGCCAGTGGGCGCGCGTGTGCAACATCGAGCCCGAGCCCGTCGAGGATCCAACGAAAGCCAATATTTTGGCGCGATCGGGAAAAGGGCAGAAGCACGGCCTGGATAGCAAGGGCGGCACGCTTGCCTGGAGCGAGCTGCCCTGCGGCGTACATGAGGGCATTCAGCTTGACCAGATGTACGACGAAGCTGAGCACTGGAACTTCAATATGGCTGTGGCTGTGATTTGCCACGAGCTTGGTCATGCGTTGGGTCTGCCGCACCTGGCCAACGGCAACCTTATGGCCCCTTACTACGACCCGAACGTTACTGAACCACAGGACGGCGATGTCCGCGAGATTCAGGAGCTGTACGGCAAACGTAAGGTGCCGTATTCCAAGTTCAAAGACACTTCAGTTGAGCTGGGCGGCACCATTGTGATCAACGGAAAGCCGTACATCCTCGTACCCAAGAATTGAGTTTTTGCTAGACTCTGTCAGTTTCTGACAGTTTTGCGCATGGAGGTCCCATGACTACGTTTCAGCTTCTTGCTTTGCTTCTCTTTGCCGGTGTAGTCCTCGCAGCTTACGGCAAAGATATCTATGCCCGGCTGAAGGCCAGGCTGCCCAAATTGCCGCGGCCGGTGGTCAATCCCGTCGCGCCTGACGCGCCGCCGGTCACGGGCGATCTGCTCGTCGACGACCTGCTCGATGTTTCCGAGCTTCGGGACCGGTTTGCCGCTGAGGGCTGTGAAGAGGGCGTCGAGGCGTGCTCGCTCTTGCTCAAAATCCTGATCGACCACAAACATCCGCACGCGGGGTGAGTACCATGAAAAAGCTGATCTGGCCTGCTGGGCTGCTGCTTGCTTTTGCCCTGCTATTTCCTAACGGCATTTCTCTCAAACTGCCGACTGGTCCAGTTACGCCTGTCACTCCAGTTACTCCGGTACCGCCGGAACCAGCTGTAGTGACAGACGCGAAGATCGTCGAGCTGCTCGCCAATGCGTCGCCCGCGGACAAGGCGCGCGTTCGCGGCGTCTACACAGCTATGGTGGTCGTGCTCGAGCGCGACGCAAAGACGCGACTCATCAAGACGACTGAGCAGCTAGCGCTGTGGCAGGCCAACACGCTCAAGAATGCCATCGACCCTGAGATGCGTGGCAAGTATTCCGGACTCGACGCGGCGATCGAGGCCGTGTTTGACGCAAAACTTCGTGAACTAGATCCCGAAGGAAAGCGCGATCCGAAAGACGTACAGTCTGTCGACGACGCCGTACGCGCAAAGCTTGTCGAGGCCTGCACGCTGATCGCAAACTCGGCGCGCTGACATACGTCGTTCGCAATTCGGAAACGAGGTAGCCATGGACGGCGAAGTATTTTTTGAATCGGTGTTTGACGTACAGAAAGCGTACGAAGACGGTTTTGTCGGCGCGATGTGCGATCCCGAGCGCGCCGACATGCTCAAGGCCGCTATTGCCGAAGCGGGCGGACTTCCCGAGGGCGCGATGGCCTGCTCGGCTTATGGGCTCGAGGAAACCGGCAAGGGAAAGCTCAGCGCGCCATTTCTGGACGTGTTTTCGCTTTATCCAGATTGCCTCCCTGGCGGCGCTCAAGGACGCGGCGACTGTGTTTCATGGTCAACCCGGAACGCCGGGCTGATCACGATGTGCACCGACATTACTAGCGGACTGGCCGACGAGGAGACTGGTAACGTCGAAGGCGCGCCGGAGATCTCCGACAAGGCCCGACTCAACGGCGTGCTCAGCACTGAAGCGATTTACAATTGGCGTCGTCATGGCGGAGACGGTTGGTTTTGCTCCGACGCTGCGCGAGTGGTGATGAAAGAATCGGGGCTCTGGCTGCGCAAAGCCTACCCTGAAATTAACGTCGACTTTGAGCAGTACTCATCGCGCGCCGCCGGTATTTACGGCAGCAAGACGCCGCCTAAATCGTGGCTCGAGATCGGGCAGCAGCACCTGATTCGGTCGACTACAGTCCTGAATAGTTATGAAGAAGTTCGGGACATGCTCGCGAACGGTTACGGCATCAGCTCGTGCGGCGGCGAGTCTTTTTCGGCGGAGCGCGACGCGAACGGCGTATCGAAACGCACCGCCAAAGGCTGGGCGCACGCTATGGCCTATATTGCGGCAGATGATCGGCCAGAAATTATCGACGTTTACAAAGAACCCTTGATTTGCGTGGCCAACAGTTGGGGAAATTGGAATGACGGTTCGCGCAAGATCATGGACACGAACTTGCTTATTCCGATTGGCGCTTTTTGGGCGCGCTGGAGCGACCTCAAGAACCGCGACGCGATCGCCTTCTCCAGCTTTAACGGCTGGAAGCGTAAAGCGCTTAAAAATTGGGGCGCGCTAGGAAACATTTAACTTGGCACGTGGGAGGCGTTAACATGAACGGCTGGCTTTACACACTGCTGTTTTTGCCGGTGTTGCCATATGCCGAACCAGCGCCAGCTTCGGACTATATCGGCATGGTCGCTGCAGAGGCTGCTTATGCTGCTCTGCTTCCTGACACCGCCCGGCCCGACAAACCGCAGCCGCAACCCGTCGACCCGAATTGCCCGACCTGCAAGGGTACCGGCAAAGTACGGTCAGGCGACGGGCACGAATGGACGAAATGCCCCACGTGCCAGCCGTTAACCGCGCCGGGCGAGTTGCCTAGAGCGAAAGTAACTTTGCCGCCGGGTCCGTTCGCTAAACCGCAGCAGACCTCTGCTGTTCCGGCGCCAGTTGCTGCGCCTCCGGCGCCTTGCGTAACTGGAACGTGCCCAGTAGAAAAAGCGGCGCCTGCGGCGCCGCTCTCTGGCTTTCCGGTTGTTCCGGTGCCGGTATCGCCGCGCCGCATCTTTCGGAGGCGGTAATTCATGCCCGGCGAAAACACGGTCGGCAAGTGCTACTCCTGGCGTGATTTGAAGTTTTACGCCAAAAACGGCTACATCTGCCTCCACGACGAGGAAGACGGGTCGTTCGTTGTGCTGACGCGCAAAGAGTTTCTCCAGCGCGCTTTAGCGCTTTCGGACGAAGCGAAACGCCTGCGGCAGCAGGCTGTTCAAAACCCAGGAAAAACTTGGATTTTGGCTGATCGTTTGGAGTTACAGCAGGCAATTGAGAACATGGTGGAATGTTGCAAGGAGGCGAAAGAGCAGGGCGACCGAAGTGATCCTGAAGTTGCTGAGTGGTTTGCCAGACACCGACCGCACAAGCGCGGGCGGGTGTCAATGGCAGGCGCGGCCAACTTTAACACTGCGCTGCCGGGCGTTTTGCCGCTAGGCAAGGACACCGGCAAGCACGTCACGCCCGACTTCTCTCTCGGCGCCAAGCCCAAAAAACTGATTCTGCCAGGAGAGTTTTGATGGATGCCGCCCAGCTGTTCAAACTTGGTTTTCTTACTCGCTGCGCTGAAGAAGGCCTGACCGGCGAAGATCTGGCCGCGCGCCTGAGCCGTGTTGCCGAATTCAACGAGAAAACCGCAGGTGTCGTGGGCGACATCGCAACTGCCGCGGGCGGCATCGTCGGGCTGCCCGTAGCCGCCTCGCTTTTAGGCGGTGGCGCACTTGGTTATGGCGCCGCTAAACTAACCGCGCCCAAGCTCGATGAAGACGAGATGAAAAACGAGGAGCTGATCAACACCTACAAGGTGATGGCGGCCCGGGCGAAGGCGCGGCGGAAACTGCGGGAGTACCGTACTGCCCGCTAAAACTGAAGGAGCAGTGCGATGAGTTTGCGCAAGTTTCACGCAGAAATGGGCGGCCCGCAGCACAGCGGAGAGCGCCTGAGCTGGCCGGGCACGCTGGACGGCTTTCCCGTCATCGGCCCGCAGAGCGCGACGGCCAATCTCAAACAGGATGAGCTGGAAAACCTCGAGCTGCGCTACGACTACCGCTCGAAGATGTTCCTACTCTGGGAACCCGAGGCAAAAGCCGAGTTTGACGACATAAATGATAAGATAGTGAACGGTTGGTATCGCCTGCTGAAGCGGGCAGACGTCTATGACGAAGAAAACAAGCACTACCGCGTATGGCTGGAATGGGCCCAGGTTTACGGGATGATTCCGCCGAAGGCAACGTCATGAACAACACTGAAAAGCTCGCTGGAATCTTTGGTGGCCCGTCTGCTGCTGAGCGCGAGCAGCTTTTGCAGCAGTTTTACGGCAAGCGGCTCCTGTCGAGCACGGGAGCCGGTGCCGGTATTGGTCTCGGCGCTGCGGCGCTGTACCACTTGCTTCGCGGTATGAAACCCGAAGGCAAAAAGGAAAAAAAGTACCCGAGCTATGGCTCGGGTACGCCGATGATCGCCAAGGAAGCCAATCTCAGATATGACCCCAGTCGCCCGCTCGACATGTCGCTTGTCGGTGGTTCCGGAATTATGCCGCAGAATCGACCCGCCCAAAATGGCCCGTTTGGCGGCTTTAATCCCGAAAGCATGCGGCAATATGTGCCTTTTATGCAGTCTCTCACAAAAATTCCGTTCTCCTCTGGGAGTATGTACGCACGTGTCGGACAGGCCATGCAGGCCGCACGACCGTTCGAGACAACGAGCGCGGCTAATTCATTCGCCCCGCAGCAGCAGATGAACCCCGGCATTAACAAAAATATTGTTCCTGCCGCGCCGCAGCCGTTTGGTTTCGTAAATGGCATGCCGAACAACAACCAGGGCCCGTTCTCGACCGCGAATAACCCGTTCGCGATTAAGAACAGTTTCGACCTGAACAGCCTTTCAGAATCGGTTGGCAAGGCGCTCCCCACGACGATGGTGCCGTTCGGCGCCCCGAACGTACCAGGCCGCGGTCCGGCGCCGTCTGCTGACCCGCACCCGTGGCGAAAAAGCTGGAGCACGGCCGCCAACATCGGTGGCGCGGCGTTGGGTACCTATGCAGGCGCGAAGCTCATTAATTCGCTCGTGAAGGCCAAGAAGAAACGCGATCGCGAATCCGCGCTCGAAGCCGCGCGTGCCGAGTATTACAACGCGCTGGGCGGGAAGTCCGCGAGCGCCCTCGACGTCGCTTTTGATCGCGTCAAGCAAGCCAACATGCTCTCGAGTACGGCCAGCGCTTTGTGGAACACGCCGCAAACTTTGCGGACTGCTTACTTGCTTACGCTGCTGGGCGCTGGCGGGCTTGGCGCCAAATACATGTACGACCGCACCAAGAATCTCACCGAAGGCGAGAACCTGGCTAAGGCGCAGGCGTCCCGCGCGCGGACAAAGGGCTTGCCGCCCGTGTGGGTCGACCCGGAGTCGCTCGCGCATATCAAATCGACTGTTGAGTCCGATGAGTAAGCGCAATGCCAGACTCGATTCTCGGGCAAACGCCGCCGCAACACCGCGCATTTGGTGACATCCACGCGCTGCGTTCCGGCATTTTTGATCGCGCGCTCCAAAGCGCCAGCGCGATCGAGCCGATCAAAAACGATCTCTACACGCTCCAACTTTCGGACGTGAATTACACGGGGCCGGAGCGCTACAACAAGCGCGATCAAAAACGGGCCGTTCTTACCGGAAACTCGTTGCACCGGCGGCTCACCGGCACTTGGAATTTAATCGACAACGCCACCGGGCAGCCGATCGCCAAACGTCAGCAGACGATTGCGCACGTGCCGTACCTCACTGACTCGGGCACGTTTGTGAACCGGGGCGTCGAGTACACCCTGGCCCACCAGATGCGGCTCAAGGCGGGCGTCTACACGCGCGAGAAAGACAACGGCGAGCTGGAGGCGCACGTTAACGTGCTGCCCGGCAAGGGACGCATGCACCGGTACTTCCTCGACCCGAAGACCGGCGTGATGAAAATTAACATTGGCCAGGCCCAGATTCCGCTGATGCCGCTGCTCAAAGCGCTCGGCGCCAAAGATGCCGATATCCGCGGCGCTTGGGGCAACGAGATCACCGCCGTCAACATGGAGAAGGGCGACGCGGGCACTCTCGACAAGCTCTACCAGCGACTTGTTTACAAGCAAACTCCGGGATTGGACGCGGCCGCTAAGCAGCAAGCTATTGCGACAGAGTTTGCCCGCATGGAACTCGACCCCGACGTTACGCGGCGCACTCTTGGCAAGGAATACAAGAACCTTACCCCCGAAGCGATTCTCGACATTACGAAAAAGCTCATTGCCGTTAATCGCAAAGAGGCCGATCCAGACGACCGCGACGCAATGGCATATCAAAGCGTTGTCGGACCCGAGGACCTGATTGCTGAGCGCTTCAGTAAAGACAAGCAGGCGCTGCGCAAGTTGCTTTGGAAGGCCACGGCGAAGAAAAATCTTGACCACGTGCCTACGGGGTTCTTCAACAAGGCGATCAATGCTGCGTTGATTGGCTCGGGCTTGGGCAGCTCGCTCGAAGAAATTAACCCGGCCGAAATCTTCGACCACCAGAACCGCGTGACTCGTATGGGCGAGGGCGGCATCGGTTCGCTGGACGCAGTGCCGGTGGAATCCCGCGCCGTGCAGCCCAGCCACCTTGGCTACATCGATTTTCTGCGCACGCCGGAGTCGGGCAAAGCGGGCGTCGACATGCGCTTCGCGCGGGGCGCCGTCAAGGGTTCTGACGGCAAGATCTATACGCCGGTGCGCAACATGCAGACCGGCGCGCAGGAATACAAGACGCCGGGCGAACTGGCCGACATGCCCGTGGCGTTTCCTGGCGAGGAGAAAACCGACCTGCCGATGGTCGCGGCTCTCGTGGGCGGCAAGATGAAGTACATGCCGCGGGAAGAGGTTCAATATTCTCTGCCGCACATGGACAGCACCTTCTCGGCGCTCTCGAACATGCTGCCGCTCAAGAGCATGATTAAGGGCCAGCGCGCGATCATGGGCAGCCGCATGTTTACCCAAGCGCTGCCCTTGAACGACGCAGAAGCGCCCTTCGTGCAGTCGGCTGTTGTCGACAAGGACGGCATCAGCCACGAAGACGAGATGGGCGAAAAGCTTGGCGCCGTGAAGGCCCAGTTCCACGGCCAGGTTGTTTCCGTGTCGCCCGACGAGATCGTGCTCCGCGATCGAGACGGTAACAAATCGACAGTCGATCTCTACAACGACATGCCGTTCAACCGCAAGACCTTTTGGCACCAGACGCCAGCTGTGCAGCCGGGCGACACGATTAAGCCCGGGCAGCTTTTGGCGCACTCGAACTTCACCGACAAGCAGGGCTCAGCTGCTTTGGGCAAGAACCTTCGCGTTGGCTACCTTCCTTTCAGGGGCAAGGTCTACGAAGATGCCGTGGTGATTTCGGAGTCGGCGGCCAAGAAGCTCACTAGCCAGCACATGTACCAGCACGAGGCTGAGTGGAGCGACAACACGCACGTTGGCAAGAAAGCTTTCGTGTCGCTCTTCCCCTCTGAGTACGACAAGAAGACGCTGGCCCAGTTCGACGACAAGGGCGCTATTCAAAAGGGGACCGTAGTCAACTACGGCGACCCGCTGGTGCTGCAGGCTAAAGCCAAGGAAACCACTTACGGCAAAGTTCACCGCGGACGCGCGGGCGCGTTCAGTAATGATACGATCACCTGGGATCATCACTCGCCGGGTATCGTCACTGACGTCGAGCACACTGATAAGGGCGTGTCGGTCGTCGTGAAAAGCACCGCCGAGATGCAGGTGGGCGACAAGCTTACAGGGCGTTTTGGTGACAAAGGCGTTGTTGCCGACATCGTCCCGGACCACCAGATGCCGCACGACAAGGACGGCAGCCCGATGGAGGTTCTGGTTTCGCCGCTGGGGCTGATCTCTCGCGTAAATGCCTCTCAGGTTATCGAAGCTGCACTGGGTAAAGTCGCCGCGAAAACCGGACAGCCTTTCAAGATAAAGGACTTCGACAGCGAAAAAGACATCATTGCGTTTGCGCAGAACGAGCTTGGGAAGCACGGCCTCTCCGACACTGAGGACGTCATTGATCCGGAGACCGGTCGTAAGATCAAAGGCGTGCTGACCGGCCACCGGTTCTTTATGAAACTTCACCACACGTCGGAGTCTAAGGGGCAGGGTCGCGCAATGGGCGCGTACACGGCAGAAGGAACTCCCGCTAAAGGCGGCTCGGAGGGCGCCAAGCGCGTTGGCATGCTGGACCTGGGCGCGCTTTTAAGCCACGGCGCCGGAAAGGTCATCCGTGACGCAAAGATGGTCCGCGGGCAGGCCAACCCCGAGTACTGGTCACAGTTCATGTCGGGCTATACGCCGCCGCTGCCCAAAGTGCCGCACGTTTATGAGAAATTTGTCAATCAATTGCGGGCCAGCGGCATTAACACTGTCCGCACCGGTACTAAAACGCACATCATGGCCATCGCCGACAAAGACGTCGATCAGCTGGCTGAAGATCGAGAAATCACCAGTTCTGAAACAGTGGACTGGAAAGGACGATTGAAGCCAGTTCCGGGCGGCCTATTCGACGAGAAATTAACCGGCGGACACGGCGGAAATCGTTGGGCAAAGATATCTTTGCACGAGCCGATGCCCAATCCGGTTATGGAAGAGCCAATTCGTCGAGTTTTGGGACTTACCGAAAAGCAGTTTCGCTCTGTCTTGGCGGGCGAGACGCAGCTGTTCGACAAGTCGGGTCCTAGCGCGATTAAAGACGCGCTTGGCCGGATTAATCTTCCCAAGGCTATTGAACAGTGCCGAGAAGACATTAAGTCGGGCCGCAAAACGCTCCGCGACGCCGCCGTGCGCAAGCTCGGTTTTCTCAAGGCCGCCGAGAGCCAGGGAATTCATCCCCAGGAGTGGATGCTCACCAAGATGCCCGTCTTGCCGCCGTTGTTCCGGCCGGTCTCGACGATGGGCGCCAAGAAGCTCCCGCTCGTGGCTGACGCGAATTATCTGTACAAGGAGTTGATCGACTCAAACAGCGCGCTGAAGGACGCCTCCGGCGCCCTGGCGGAGTACGGCAACGAGCGCCTCGGCCTGTATGACGCGATGAAGGCGGTCTCTGGCCTGGGAGATCCGACGCAGCCCAAGAATCAGGAGCGGCAGGTCAAGGGATTCTTGAAGCACATTTTCGGCAGTTCGCCGAAGTACGGCACCGTTCAACGCAAACTTCTAGGCACCACGGTCGACCTGGTGGGCCGCGCCGTAATCACGCCAAACCCGGACCTGGACATGGACGAGGTGGCGCTGCCCGAGGACAAAGCCTGGGAGGTCTACAAGCCGTTCGTGGTGCGCGGCTTGGTGCGGCGGGGGTTGCCGCGGATGCAGGCCCTCCAGCACGTCGAGGACCGCAACAAGGAGGCGCACGCGGAGCTGGAGCGGCAGATGTCGTCCCGGCCGATTGTAATCAACCGTGCGCCGGTGCTTCATCGATACGGTATGATGGCCTTCTACCCAAAGCTCACTAAGAACAAGGTGATGGAGGTCAATCCGGTCATTACCAAGGGTTTTAACGCCGACTTCGACGGGGACGCGATGCAGTATCACGTTCCTAGCACGGACGACGCGGCAAAGGAAGCCGTCGAAAAGATGCTTCCCTCAAAAAACTTGTTTGCGGCGGCTAACTTCAAAGCGCACTATATTCCGCAGGCTGAGTTTCAGTCCGGGATTTACCTGGCCAGCAGCCGGGTCGACAAACGCGCGAAGCCGCGGGTATATAAGTCACGGCAGGACGCCATTAAGGCCTATCGGCGAGGCGAGATTGAGGTCGATACCCCGGTGCATATAGTCGAGAGTTAACACGGAGGTTCCCATGAGTTTCACGGTCAATCCCGAGCTGCTAAAGATGGCTCGTCACGCGTTCGAGAAGTCCGCGGTCGTGCCGTCGGATGCTGCCATGATGGCCGCTCAGGGCGCGCCTCCAATGGGCGGCGAAGCTCCCGACCCTTCGCAGCTGGGCGTTCAGGGCGCTGCGCAGCCCGTCGATCCTGCCACGGCCGCCATGGGCGCTGCGCCGATTGACCCCTCGCAGGATCCGACTGGCGCCGCAACAGCTGCCGCTCCTCCCGCGGCCGCTCCGGCCCCGATGCCGCCTGCCACGCCGCAGGGCGGAGTTCCTGGCCAGCAAAAACTCAAGCCCGAGCAGATGATGCAGATGCTTGACTATCGGCTCTATAACATGCAGCAGCAGCTAACGGCAATTATGAACGCGATGGGGGTCCAGGTTCCGCCCGAGTCGCTCGTTCTTCCGCCGGGCACAACCGGCGCGCCGCCTGCCGAGACGGCATTACCTGGCGGCCCGATGGCCCCGCCGCCCCAGGACCCCAACGCGCCAGCTGGTCCGCAGCCCCCCGGCGGCCCGATGCCCCCGGGCGGGCCGATGGATCCGAGCCAGGCACCGATGGACCCGTCGGCCGGAAAAATGGCGCATTGGTGGGATAAACCGCTGGCCCAATTTGCCGAGCAGAACCCGGACGCGCCGACAGAGACGCAGCTGAAGGCAGCGGCCGTGGCGGCGTTGTTCAGGAGCCTCGAGCGTGCGCGTTAAGCTGCAACACAACCTGCAGCCACACGAGCAGCGGGCGCACAGCGTCATCGTTGAAGATGACCTGGGAAACCCGATCTACGTGGCGCTGCAGCATGACGATCACATCATCTGCTCGCACGTTGGCGATGACGACTTTCATAATCTTCTTCGCGTTCTCGGCGTTGATAAGACTGTAGTGGTCAACGACCTCACACCCAAGCCGATCGACAAGATGCTCTGGAAGCCGTGAGATGCTTAAAACCACACTCGGCCAGATTCTCGTTAACGAAGCGCTGCCGGAAGATCTGCGCGACTACAACCGCGTCCTCACTAAGAAAGACATGGGTAATCTCGCGACGCAGCTCGCCGAAAAGCATCCCGACAAGTATCGGGAGGTCATGAAGAACCTTCACGACGTGGCCCGCGACACGTCTTATTCGGCGGGTGGTCTTTCGTTCGGGCTGAAGGACATCAAGCAGACCGTCGCCGCCAAGGAGGCGCAGCACAAAGTGCAGATGCAGCTCCGCGGCATTCTCGCCGACCGCGCGCTCGACGAGAAAACGCGTAACCTCAAGCTGCTCCAGCTCGCCTCGACCGCGCAAAAAGACCTCGTTGAAAAGGTCTACGAAGAAGCCAAGGCAACGGACAACCCGCTGGCTCACCAGGTCCACGGCGTTAGCCGCGGAAACAAGTTCAGCCTCAACTCACTTATCGGCGCAGACTTGCAGTACGTCGACCATAAAAACGAGCCTATTCCTATTCCCGTACTGCGCGGCTACGGCCAGGGTTTACGGCCCGTAGAGTATTTTGCGGGCGCCTTTGGCGCCCGCAAGGGCGTGCTCGACCTGAAGACGGCTACTGCGGACGCGGGTTTTTTCGGCAAGCAGCTCAGCCAAATGACGCATCGGCTGCTCGTCACCGCCGACGATGACGACGATCAGGAGCGCAATGCCACCGCGCACGACCGCGGCTATCCCACTGACGTCGACGACATGGACAACGAAGGCGCGCTGCTCGCCCGACCCGTCGGACCATACAAGCGCAATACTGTTCTGACGCCGAAGATTTTGAAAGATATCAAAGGAATGGGCGTGCAGGATCTGCTGGTTCGCAGTCCGTTGGTCGGCGGCCCAGACGACGGCGGCGTGTACGCCAGAGACGTCGGCTATCGCGAGAAGGGCAAAATGCCGCCTATTGGCGACTACGTTGGCATCGCCGCAGCGCAAGCTCTGTCGGAACCAGTTACCCAAGCGCAGATCTCGTCTAAACATTCCGGCGGCGTCGGTGGCGCGAGCGCTATTGGCGGCTTCAAAGCGATCAACGCGTTGGTCCAGGTTCCCAAGAAATACCCCAATGGCGCCACGCACGCCCAAGTTGACGGCCACGTCCAAGAGATCAAGGAGGCGCCCCAGGGCGGTTACTACGTCCAGGTCGGCGGCCAGGACCACTACATCCCGGTGGACCGCGAGATCACCGTCAAAAAGGGCCAGGAGATCGAGGCAGGTGACTCGCTCACCGACGGCATGCCTAATCCGTCCGAAGTGGTGCGCCACAAGGGCATCGGCGAGGGCCGCCGGTATTTCGTTCAAGCCATGCGGCAGGTACTTCAAAACTCTAACGTCAACGGCCACCGCCGCAACATCGAGCTGCTCGCGCGCGGGCTGGTGAATCACGTCCGTATGACCGACGAGCATGGCGAATACAACCCAGACGACGTTGTGCCATATTCGATGATCGAGCGAAATTGGCAACCCCGCGCGGGCAGTGTGACAGGCGCGCCCAAGAGCCTGCAGGGCCATTATTTGGAGCGGCCCGTGTTGCACTATTCAATTGGCACGAAAATTGGCCGTAACGTCGTTAATACGCTGCAAAAATACGGCATTAACAATATCGAGGCGCACAAGCAGCAGCCGCCTTTTCAGCCAGAAATGGTTCGCGGCATGGCGAATATTTCGAACGACCCGGACTGGATGACGCGTATGCTCGGCTCGTACCAAGAACGCGGCCTGCTTAGCAGCGTGCATCGGGGCGCAACTAGCGACACCGCGGGCAGCAGCTTTGTGCCAGGGCTGGCCCGCGGAGAAACCTTTGGAATGACTGGCGCAACGAGCGGATGGCGCCCATAAGCCCGATTCTGTAGGATGTAGAGGTCTCGGCGCGGTAAATCGCTATTTACACGCCCTGAAAATGCCGCACGGAGGTGGCCGCTGTGTACAACCGCAAGAAGACTGAATCGTCCCAGGCGCACTGGCTGAACGTAGTACGTTTGCACGACCGGACGCAAACGAAAGCCGCCGATTTTGGCGGCAAAGGCGACTCCACGTCGTTTGAGCAGGCGTTCAGTAACCTGGCGCACGCCTATCTGCGTGATTCAGCTCCGCGGCTGCTGGACCACGAAATCGGTTTTCAGCTGCTAGACCGCAATCGCGAAAACACCAAAGCTATTGGCGTTTTTGCGTTCAAAGTTGGCTCGAATTGGCTTTATGCTCCAGTCTTTTTTCTTAACGGCGACCTTAAAGGTCACGAACTCCTGTACATCAAAAACCAGGACATGTTCGTGCCGCTTAAAGAAAACTGGATTAACTACTTGGTGAACCGCAAGCCCAACATTTTGGGCAGCGCGGTGGACCGCAATCGGTCGTCAATGGGCCAGCGGCAGCCCGATTTCACGCAGCTCTCTCGCAGTCCGGCGAAGTTTGGCTCGGCCAAGCCAACGCTGCGCGAGATGATGACGGCCGCGATGCCGACTTTTGCTAAGTGCGCCACGATGAACACGGCGCTGGTGTTTCAGGAAATCGGCCGGGCGTTAGATCTGCCGCGGTTTCTTAAAGAAGCCCGCGTCACGACGATCGACATGCTCGTCAAGACGTTCCAAGACGCCCCGGCGCTGGCCAAGGCATTTGATGAGTTTCACGGCCTGGGCGTGATCAAGGAAGCCATCGCGGCGGCCAAGGAACGCGAAAATCGCCCGAAGATCGCCAGTGTGCTGTCGGAGGCACCTGAAAAGAGCCCGGCCGTCGCAGGGCTCAAGATCATCACGATGAACGTCACAATGCAGACCAAGCTTCCGCCGGAGACTACCGAGGAAGACCAGGAAAAGCTGCTCCGCGACGGCGTGCTGATTCTCGATCAGCGCGAGCGGGACAACGTGTCGATTCCCTATCACATTCAGGTTGAAAAGAAACTTTGGAACCCGACCAGCTCGGGTCTTTACGACATCCTCGTCAAGCCGGGCAACATTGAGCGGGTTTACATCGCCATGTTCCCGATGGGGCCCGCGAAGCGTTCGGACTTTGTCACCGTCGTCCGTACCGAGGGCAAGCCTGAGTGGATTAACACGCGCGCAGACCAGGTGTTTTGTGTCGCCTGCCCGACCGACAAGGAAGAAGAAGAGTGGTTTAACGGCTTACCAGACGCAAACAGCCTTCCGTCGAGCGGGCGCTACATGTTGGTGCACAAGAACGGCGACGCCACCGTTCCGGTTCGCGTGATCCGCGAGTACGGCGAGAGCGAATTCGGCGTGACGAGTTACGAGGTCCACATGGAGGACCATTCGAAGTTTCCGCCAAAGGGTCACATCTCCAGCTGCTGCTATACCGACCCGCTGAACTACGACAAGTGGCGCGACGGCGTCCGGATCCATCTCAACGGCAAGAAAGGTTCCAGTTTGCGCAGCTCGATGGGCGACATTTTTGTCCCCGAGGGCTACAAGCTGCTCAAGTGCGCTCCCGGCGAAGATGACGATGAGACGGCCGAGGACCAGGGCGCGTGCGGATGCGGCCAGAGCGAGATGCCGCCGCTGATGCCCGGCAACCTGGCTGACGCGCAGCTTGAACTGCTAGGCAAGACCGCCGCGCTCGAGGTCTACCACAACGGCACAGAAGTCACGATCAACAAAGAAGCCGCGCGCAGCCCGATTGCCGCGCTGGTGACGCTTGTTGAGCATCATGGTCTGCGTGAGGACGCTGCTCGCGCGATCCTCAAGACAGCGGCGGCAAAAAAGAAGTTCGCTTGCCGCGTGAAGTATGCCAATCCGTACGGCGCGCCGATGATGGTCAATCAGGGCCCAACGGCGCCGACCGATCCGGGTCCGGTGATGGGCGGCGAAACAATCATGGGCGCCGACGTCCCAACTCAAATGGGCATAGATATTGGTATGCCGGTGTCGGACATGGCGGCCGCCAACACCGATCGGCAGATCTATAACCCGAACACGCGACTGGACAAAAAAGATATCCGCAGCGTGATGCAGGCCGCCGAGACAGGCCAGAAAGAAGTGTTCGACACGGCGATGATCGGCTCGATGCTGCGCGCTGTCCGGGACGATTCGTTGGTCGATCGTTATATGGGCGAGCTGACCAATGGCCTCGACAAGCTGGGCCGCATTTTGTTCATGTTCTATTGGCACGGTGATCGGTTCGCTGATCGTTATGGCAAATCTGATATGCCAGAGCTGGAAGATTCGTTGCGTAACGCCTTTGAAATGCTGGGCGACGTAATTCTCTTCCTCAAGCAAAAGACGATTGAGCCGTATCCAGAAGAAGGCGGCTCAGACACCGACCTCTCCAATGTCGCAAGCGCTTAAAGGTGAAACATGGCAAGTACGATTTGGTCAGGCGAAACGACGTTTGAAGCTGCGAGCGGCACGCAGACGGTGGTTCCAATTCGCGTGCCGCACCGCGGCATTATTCGCGGCTACAGCCTGACACAGACTAGCGGCGCCAATGCCGGTGCCGCTGCGGCGCTCTACACCAGCAAACAGGACACTGCGCCAAACAGCACGTTGCCCGCTGAGGCGTTTCACATTCTCGACATCACGCTGCCCACGGCGGCCAAGGTCGACGACCACAGCGCTGAAGTGGCCTATATCAACCGAGACGGCACGCCGACAAATCCACAAAGATATCTTTACCTGAAGATCACCCCGGCGGGCTCGGGCGCCAAGAACTTTGTGTTCTCGGTGACGATTGAAGTCCCGAAGATGGGCTAATGCTTCAAGCACTTCGCGATAACCCGCGCCGCGCGCCGAATTGGCGTTGGCTGCGGGCTGTTCAGATCGACACTGGCGGTCCGCGGGCGACCAGGGCCGCGGACGGCGAAACCGGTTTTGCGTGGATCCGCCGGGCGTCGCGGATGAAGCGGCGTTACGAAAAGGCTGGCAACCGACCTGACGCGCTGTACCGCCTGATCCAGTACGACCGGGATTTGTTTTGGGCGCATTCAATGTGGCTCGACGAACGAAGCCCGATGCGCTGGGCCATAGAGGCTTGCGTCCTGGCGGGAATGACCAGTCAGCAGATTGCCGCAAAGATCGGCACCAACTCCGAGATCATTGAGGCGTACGAGAACGTGTTCTTCGACGTCCGGGACCGGCTCAACGACAAACTTTACGTTGTAAACGTAGTTATGGCCGACGCTGTAACTCGCGGCGTGTCTGAGCGACAGTACGACCTGCTCTGGAAGCTTTTTGGCTACCAAGGCGGCCCCTATGTGCTGGAGTCGGTTATTTCGAAGTGCAGCCCTATTTCCAAGCCTGAACGACCCGAGGACGTCGGCCAGTTCTTCCAGGACTTTGCCGTGAACACCGTGAAGCACAAAGCGGCTATCGCCACGCTTACGGTGCCTATTAACACGCACACGCAGCTGGCGATTATTGACAGTTTTGTACAGTACGTGCAGATCGAAAAAACCAGCGAAAACGCCGGGAAAGCACAAAGCACAATCGTTGAGAACATAGGCGCCATGCTGGGCGCCTTGCCGTTCCGAATTGGGACAAAACTGGAATCCGCAGCCGAGAAAATGTTACCTTACGATGACAGAGCGGCAGAGTTGCGCAACGACGAGCTGATGATTGTCGCCGCTGGCGGTAAACTAACCGACCAAAAATTGATCCAGGACCTACGGTTCCCGGGAGAATAATGATGCAGCCCCTTTCGAAACAGGCTGAAGCACAGCTGATCAGCGCGATTGAGCGCGCGGCCAGCTACGTGAACGCCGGTCTTACTCCGAACGCCGCGATCATCAAGAGCGCCAGCGAGTCGGACGTTCCCGCGGGCCATATCAATCTTATGGTCCACGCCTACAACACGGGCCGCACGACCAAACAACGCGAGCAGGGCGAAAGCACGCTGGAAAAGGCAGCCGACTTCCCTCTGGCCGACGCCGACACCGTGATGGACGCGTTGTTTCCCAAAGCGGTGAAAACTTCTGCTGAACTTTCAAGCGCGCATGCGGTTTCGGCCGACTACGCCGTTAGTCCTGCCGGAATGCTGGCGCGCCGCAAGGCCGCGCAGTCCAAGGAGGCCGCTGCAAAGATATCTTTGCCCGAGAAGACGTGGGTCCCTCCGCCTCGCGACGAAGAAGCGGCCGTTCGACGGGCTGCCTCTGAGAAGCGGGCTGCAGAGTTGGCCCAGGAAGAGCTTCGTCGTCAGGCCACGGCGGCTTACAGCAAAGCCGCGGCGGCGATGGAAGAGCTTCACGAGTATTTCCGCCGTCCGGGCAATTTGAGTTTTCAAGACGCCGTGCGCGAGACCGAATTGCGCTACGGCGAGGACGGCGTGACCGTGCTTAACAAGCTAGCCGCCGTTTACCCGCACCTGACCAAGCAGGCCGCCACAAAGGACGTCATCATCGGCGATTGCCAGCCCTGCAAGCTGGCCGCCGCGGTGCTCAGCGCCCTTGAAGCTTACAACGAGGCGCAGGCGCGGGTGCCCGCGGCGAAGCAGGCCGCAGCAAAAAAAGCTGAGCCAGCGGTCGTCACCGGAAGCATTCTGCACAACCCGGCCGATGAACCGCTGGTGTTAAAGGGCGCCATGGCGGCTGGCGATCGCTGGGGCCTAGTCGATCCGCCGCGCGCTGGGCAAGAAGGCGCGCCGCGGCTTGGCAACAAGGGAACTGAGGTCGACCCGGCAGCGCATGCAGACTTTGTCAATCGGCGACCATCGCCGGGCGACAATTTCCGACTTGTTATGCCTGACAATAAGCTCGGCAACCCTGTTTGGGTGCATCAGGACGAAACAATGCCCGAAGATGAATACGACCGGATGCGGTCCGAGCAACTGGCGCACGAGGCTGCTAATCGAGCTGCGCGCCAGCAGCAACAGCGAAACTCCGGCTCGCCGCTAATTCCAGAAGACGACGAACTCGATTACTCAGACGAGGGCGCGGAACCCGACAGCTTTGAAGACGCGGGGCCAGTAGGCGGCGGTCCTGGCGGTGGCGGTCCTGGCGGTGGCGGTTCTGGCGGTGGCGGTTCTGGCGGCGGTGGCCGCCCTTCTCAACCATCACGTTCTGGTCGGCAGCGGCGACAAGGTAGCCGCGGCGGCGAGCGCGAAAGCGGCGGCTTTAGCCTTGCTCCGGTGCGCAGCGGTTTCCTCAGCGCGGCCAAGGCCATCGCCAGCCGAATGGCGCAGGGCGCGGCTGAAGGCGAGAAAAAGATGAAGACCAAGGCCTACCAGAGCCTTACCGATCCGGAGCACGAGACGGCCCTGCGCAACATCCGGGCACAGAGCATGCTCCACGATATGGTGCTTAACGACCCGGTGATCTCCGGCCACGATCCAACCGAGGTGGCGCAGGCTTTCAACGAGCTGGCAGACGTGGCGCCGCAGTTTGTTGACTCCCCGGCCGCTATGCAAGCGCTGCTGCGCAAACGGCTTGAGTCCGGGCAGATGGCCGACTTCGATGTGAAGCAGCTCATCGACATGGAGAAGGCCAGGGCCGAAACTGCAAAAGCTCAGATGGACACAAAAAATCTCGAACGGCAGATGATTTGAGGAAGTCATGGAAGACACCACACTTCAAGCCCTTGCCGAAAACCTGGCGCACCAAGCGGTGTACGGCGAGCCAGATCCAATGGTGAAGGCGGCGCTGAATATGGGCGACATCCAGTCGCATCTTTCGGGAGCGCTGGAAAATCCTGCGCTGCGTAATGCGTTGCTAGGCGCTGGCGCAGGCGGGCTGCTCGGCCTTGCAACCGGCGGCGAAGACAAAAAACGGAAAGCGCTTCACTACGCGCTGCTTGGCGGTTTGGGCGCAGGTGGTTTGACGCTCGGCGCAAAAATGCTTGGCGACGCGACTGCGCCGCCTCCAAAGAGTCTTCAGGCGCCGGTAAAAAGCAAACTCAGCCCAGTAGCCAAGGGCGTCGGCGTCGGCCTGGGCGCTGCTGGTGCCGCTGCCGCTGCAGGCTATGCGCCGATCGCGGCCAAACAGATTAATCGCGCGGCGGTGCGCGGCGCGTTGCAGGCTGGCAAGGCAGTACCAGCTGCCGCGCCCTACATCAAAAGTACGCTCCGAGGGAGCGGCGAACTGGCCAAAAATTTCAGCAAACTTCCGCGAGCGGGAAAGCTCGGCATTCCAGCTGCTGGCGCCCTTTTGATGTATTCGCTCTTGAACCGCGGCAACAACTAGGGCACTCCTATGAGCATGATCAAGATCATCCAGCCGAACTCGCAGGATTTCAGCGAGCCGGTAGCGTCGCTAATTAAAATTTCCAGCCGCGGCCTACTGGGAGCCGACAAGGACGCTTTTGTGAAACGCGCGGGCGTGGATTTCGCCGAGCGCCTCAGCCGCATCAAGTTCGCGGCGGACGAGATCCCGGTCCACATGATCGCGATCGGCGCCACCGAAGATTACGGCCCAAACCGCAATGCCGACGGTTTCACTCGCGACTGCTGCCGCAAGCACCACCACACGTTCGAGAAGTTTGCGCGTTTCTACCGCGACCATCTCAACAAGAACCCGGCCAAAAGCTACGGCGTTGTGAAGCTCGCTGCCTACAACGAGCCAATGCACCGGATCGAGCTGATCTGCGCGCTAAATGCCAGCAAGGAGGCTGCCGAGCGCAACGGCGGCCTGCTCGCCGACAAAGAAACGGAGAAATTGGCTCGCGGCGACGATATCGGTGTTTCGATGGCCTGCAAGATTCCTTTCGACGTTTGCTCTGGCTGCGGAAACAAAGCTCGCACGCGCGCAGAGTATTGCGACTCTGTCGAGAATGGCGGCATGTGCAAGGCGGGCGGGCTGAAACACAACCTGGGGCGGGTTCTCGCTGACGGCCACATCCTTCACGCCGACAACCCCGATCCGACGTTCTTCGACATCAGCCACGTTTTCCGCCCCGCTGATCGCATTGCCTACATCTCTGGCACTCTGCAAAAGGCAGCCAGCGCTGGTGTGCTCTCAGGGGCCGAGTTGGCCGAACAGCTGGGCGTTACAGCGCCGCTGGGTTTCGATCGTGTTGCCACCAGCCTGCAGCTGCAAAGCCAACTCGCGGCACTTGAAAAACTGGCCGCGGCCGAGCGCGCGGTAATCCACGACCCCCGCGCCTGGACACAAGTTGCGCTGGCGTCGACGGCTAACGCGCAGCCGCCGGTCGACTTTGCGCCTTGCGAGAACGTGAAATTCGGGCAGGTCCTGCGCGCGCTAGCCGATGCGGGAGTGGTGCTCCCCGTCCGCGATTTCTTAACGCTTACTGTAAAAGCCGCGAGCGATAACCTGGTGCGCGCTGTGACTAGCGCGCTAGATAGCATTTTCAGTAAACTTGCAAACGACCCGGACACCGCGGGCGAGCTTGAAAACAACGCATTTCTTCCGGCTCCGGCCGCGGCAATGCCTGTCCAGGTCTGGGCTGAAAAGGTAGCTATGACGCACAGTGTACGACCGCAAGCCGTGGAAAAGCGCGCTTACCATAGCGCGCTTCGCGACGTGCAGGTTGCAGCTCTTGCCAAGGAGGCGGGCGATAATAAACCCGCGGCTTCGGCACTTGCGCGGCAGTACGCTTTCTATAAGATTGCGGCTTACGCGACCCTCAGCGAGAAATATGGAAATTGCTGGTTGACAGCAAACCATTGTGTTCTGCAAAATTACATCACTTGAATGGAGTCCGCGCGTTAGAGCGTGTGGAGCCTAAAGGAGAAGAACATGGCACGGATGCAACGATCGCTTTTCGCGCAGCTTAACGCCCTGGCCGAAGAGATTTCACACACTGCTGTGAAAACAGCCGCCGAGAAAAAGGCGGAGGGCGGCCCCACCCCGGCGGACCCCGGCACTTACATGGGCGCGTCTACGCACCCCACCGCGCACGTCGACAACAACGTGCAGAAGGCGGAGACTGGTTCGCGCGCGTCGGAATACGAAGCCGACATCAAGAAGCAGCAGGGCGCGCTCGCAGTGGACAACACTCCCGAGCTTCCCTATGAGGGCCGTCAGGACGAAGTCCAGCAGAACATCGGCACAAACGTTGCCGCCACTGGCGAAGATCCGGCCGCCGAGCACGACTACAAGGGCGACAAGGACGACCCGGGCACCTCGCACCCCGCGAAGGCAAACGACGGCGAAAAGTATTCGTCGGTTTCTTTCAAAGAAGCGATGACCCGAGCCGCGGCGCTTGGTAACGACATTCTCGCGACGCTGCTCAACGCCAGCGCAGAGAAGTCCGCCGAGATGCCTGCCTTCCTCAAGGAAAAGAAGAAGGACGCGCCGAAGGGGGAGCTGAAGGGTGATCAGCACAAACTTGACGTTGACAACGACGGCAAGATCGAGGGTTCTGATCTCGCAGCTCTTCGCGAGGGCAAGGAAGCCGCTTTCAAAGCTGGTTACGAGCTGGCCGCGGCGCTCGGCATGAGCAAAGAGGCGGCTGAAGCGTCCGTGCGCGAAGTTGCGGCAAACACGCTCCGCGAGGCCGACGAGATGGCGGACCTGTTCATTGGCTTCCTCGCTTCAAAGGCCGCGGCTGCGGACATGGGCGATGAGGCTGCGGAAGGCGAGGATCACTCGGCTCCCGGTGACGACGAGTCCGGCGCAAGCCCGGCCGGAGAGATGGGCGCTGAATCCGCCGGTCTCGAGGGCATGATGGGCGGCGAAGACGCCGGTGCAATGCCGATGGGTGCCGAGGGCGCTGGCGCCCCGTCAGAAGACGAGGCGGTTCAGGAGCTGGCCATGGCGCTTGAAGAGCTGGGCATTCCGCCCGAGGCTCTGATTGGTGCCCTGCAGGGCGGTGGCGGCGCAGGCGACATGCCGCCCGCTGGCCCCGAGGCTGGCGCCGAGATGGCGCCCAAGATGGCTTCAGTGAACGACCTGAACGCGATCGGCGCGGCCGTGATCAACTTCAAGCGGAGCGGCAAGTTCCAGGTCAAGGAAGCACGCACCAAGCGGTCGCGTCAGCTGCGCGACATCATGAAGCAGCACGTTCTGGAACTCGTCAACCGGTAAATCACACGGAGGTTTGAAACCATGTCCAACTGCAATAACCCGCTGGTCCAAAACATCGTCGACTACATCGGTTTTTCCGATGCGGCGATGACCAAGGCCGCCGCGGTGATCAAGGAGCGCGAAGAGCAGAACGAGAAGCTGGCGCGCCTGATCCCTGAAGCTGTGAAGGCCTGTCTCGAAAACGAACGGGTCGAGCCGCACCAGAAAGAGGCCCTTGCAGCGGCTCTCGCTAATCCGGTGCGCGCCATGGAACTCGTGATCAAGCTCGCAGCGCACAAAAACGCTGCCGAGATGGCACGCCTGGGCACGCCGGTGGCTACCAAAACCGCCGGTTACGACCCGTCGAACAGCCTGACGAGCGGGTATGTGGGCGCTCGTGACGGCAAGCTCAAGGCCTCGGACATCAAGTTGTTCCAGGGTCTTGGTCTGAACCCGCCCACTGCCTGATTTCACATGGATCTGTGATTTTCACCAAAAAGACATGGAGGTCTTAACATGGCAACTGCTCCCAATCTGATCACTGAGAAGGGGCTCGACGTCAAAAAGGGCTGGTTCCAGATGGCCGCCCTTGACTACGACGCCAAGCTCGCTTCGGTCGTTTCTTTCGACGTCCCGCGCGGTCGCGTGGTTCACGTTGATACGGACGGCAATTTCCGGCCGGGTGCGCACAACACCGGCGTTGCGGTCTTTCTGCTCAACGGCTCGGCCGAAGCGGACGTCAGTAACCCCGGCACCACGGCGTCTGGCAATTTCATGCACCGGGCCATCGCCCCGACCGGCAAGATGTCCGGCCTTGTGGCGACGGGTGGTTATGAGATCGCGTCGACGGAGTTCGACTCGTCTCGCACTTACACTCCCGGCGATCTTCTCACCGCGGTGGCTTCGAATTCCGACGCCACGACCGGTGGTCGGATCACCAACGAGTCGGTCGAGCAGTTTGTGACGCCGGTGGTCGGTGTCGTGTCGTCCGGTAAGGCCAAAAACCACAACGGGGTCTTCGCACTGTCCTTCTGGACCGTGTGGCTCCCGGGCGAGGCCGCCTGAGTCCATCCCTAGTTACACCCGGAACATGGAGGTTCCTTAAATGCCCACTCCGCAAGAAATCCAGCTGCTCAACGAGACGCTCTTCGAGCAGCTTGACACCCCCGGCATGCAGAAGCAGGCCGTTGACGCTGTTAACGACTTCACGCGCACCAAGATGCGTGAAGACGGGTTCTACCGGCGGATTATGCCGCCGCTGACCATCACCAACGACGAGCTTGACCGTCAGGTTGACACTGACAAGCCCGTCAAGGTGGTCGACAAGGAACCCGACTCCCCGGCGGCTGTGTCGCTCCCGTTCGCGACGCTCCCGATCAACTTCTACATCCGTGGCCCGCGATACCGCGTCATGTTTGACCGGATCGTGTCGCCCCGCGCTGTGAAGGACGTCGACGAGCTGCGTACCTACGTGATCGACATCCGTCAGGTCCTTTCCGACAACATGATCAAGGACATGCTGGCGGAAGAGGATTCCAAGTTCATCGCCGCGTTCAACGCCGTCCTCCCGACCCCGGGCGTGGCGAACGTTGCGTCCGGTGTCGTGCAGTACGAGGAAATCCACGGCGGCATCACGCGTGAGACGATTGTCGACGCGCTGAAGGTTATGCCGCGGACGCCCTCGCACTTCGAGGTCGAGACCTGCCTGGTGAACAACATCACCATCAAAGAGCTGCTGAAGTTCGGCCGCGACGAGATGGGCGGTGATTTCTCGCAGGACATCATCAAGAACGGTTGGGCGGAGACCAACTTCCTCAACTGCCGCTGGATCGTCACGATCAAGCGCGACCTTGTGCCGGACGACTCGATGTTCATGTTCGCGTCGCCCAAGTTCATTGGCAAGAATTACGAGCTGGAGCCCACCACGATGTACATCCGTCGTGAGGCGTACATGCTCGAGTACTTCGCCTACAACACGCAGGGCGGCTCGTTCGGTCACACGAACGGTCTCGCTCGCGTCGATTTCAAGTGATGCCGTGATATAGCGATCTTCGGGCAGCGGGCGCTTAAAAACGCCCGCTGCCCCGGATCAAAACAAGGAGAGCACTACTCATGGATGATGTAAAAGTCGCGGCCGAGCAGGCCTACAACACGATTGTGTCGGAGCTTGCTGCGCCGTATTTCTTTGAGAAGCTGTCTGCTCACGGCATCGCGCCGCGGTCTGAGCAGGAAGCCGCCGACATGTGGTCGGCTGCGCAGAAGCTTCATGTGCTCTACACGGCTGAGCAGGAGAAGGCCGCCGCGGCGAGCGCTTCGGGCCTGGTCGCTGTGAACCAGGAGCTGGATGCCATGCTTGCTGCTGCTGGCATGGGCGGTGCGGACGCTGCGGCGACCGAGAAGTCGGCGGCGTTTAACGGGGCTGCGGATGTGGTGGTCGGCCAGCCTGAGATCGCCAACGCGATTCTCACGCTGCAGGCTGCTGCCGCCGCGGCGATGCAGAACGCCGAGTGAACAGAAAGAGAGTGAATCATGCCCTACACCCCTGTGACTACTGGCCTGTATACGACGGTTGAGAACACTTCTGGCGCCGCCAAGGTGTTCGGCTTCCTCGGTACGCACGGCAAGCGACTCGAGGCGAACGAGACCTATACGGTTCCGGGCGACCTCGTCAGCAAGCTGGGCGGACAGAGGAGCCAGCGGAAGTTCAAGGCGCTCGAGACCGCGCTGCAGGCGGGCGATCTGAAGATCGTCAGCTCGCCAGCTACGTATCTCTACAGCGCTGAGGCTGAGGTGACTCGCGAGCTTGCACTCGACGGCCTTGTGCTCGGCACGGTCGACCCCCAGTGGGATCCGACCGGTACCGGCACGAGCGACTGGGTCGACAACGACGACTGAGTCGCGCAAACCGATCGTCACGCGTAAGAGAAGGCTGGCTGCGCATGCGGCCAGCCTTCTTCGCTATGAGGACCGCACGATGCGTCGTTTTTTTGTAATGCTCCTTGCGACTGCGTTTGTCCTATGGCCCGAGGTCGCGCTGGGCGCGCCCGGTTTGTGGGTTATCCACTGTTTTATGGAGTAAACCAATGGTTGTCGTCGCCACGCCCAATCCGTATCCACAAGTTCCGTATCCAGAACCACAACTGTCTAACGGCCAGTTAAATCCAGTACCTTGCGCCACACAGAACGTCATCAGCGCGCCGGTTTCTACGGTAAATGGCGCGCCGGTCTACGGCCGGATGCGCGCCGTAAACTTTACGCAAGGGCAGTGCGGATTTCTCGACTGGCAGCTGCACGACCAGCACGGCCATCCGGTAAACCTGGAGCCTTGTGGCCTTACAGACGGTTCTCAGAGCGTCGCAGACGCCGATTTCAGAGTCGTCCTGCGCCTCAAGGAGCAACTTAGCCTGGGCAACCAACGGCCGCCGCTGGAGGTCGAGGCAGCCGTTGTCGACGCGTCAGAAGGGCGCGTGCGAGCTGAGCTGACTAAAGGCATGACCGACCTGCCTGGCGTCTATTACGGCGAGATGGCCCTGGTGAGCGTCCAGGCCGAAGCAGCCGGGCAGCCTTGCGTTGTTTTCTCAAACACCTTCTCGGTGGTCATCAACCGCGGCACCTTCGGCCCCCAAGGACAGGAAGGCGGCCCGCCGTCAATTTCTGAGATTCGGCTTCATCTTCGCGACAGCTCGCCCGGCGAAAGCTACCTGCTCGATAATCTGATGTTTGACGACGCCGAAATCGCGCTGGCCGTCTCGCGCCCAGTTATGTACTGGAACGAGACGCCACCGCCGATTGATACGTACACGACCCAAAGTTTCCCATTTCGATACCACTGGCTCGAGGGGATCTGCGCCAACTTGTTTTTCATGGTCGCCGAGCAGTTCCGCCGCAACGATTTCCAGTACGCCGCCGCCGGGCTTCAGATCAACGATCAAAACAAGTCCCAGGCGTATGACCAGGCCGGACAGGCCCGCTGGCAGGCCTATCGAGATTGGGTCCGGGTCACAAAGGCCGCGATTAATCTCGAGAGTTGCTACGGCGAAGTTACTAGCACTTACAAGTATTCGGCTTACACCAGCGGCGCCCGGATGCGCTACTAAAAAAGTCCGGAAACGCGGGCATATTAATTGCCCAGGGTTTTGCACCGGAGCGCATTCCCTGCGGTGTTTCGGCGCGGTAGTATCACGCTACCGTGTGAAACGCGCGGAATAGATATCTATTGGCGGCTGTATCGGAAAGCCGCTGCGCGCTGGGCGCTACCCAGTAGCCCGCTGAGGAGGCTACGTCATGCCACTGGCAGTGGCTAACAAAGAAACGCTGCTCGCGTTGCGGAGCTTGCGTGAGCTCGACAAGCGAACGGGCGGCGCACTTGTGGAAAAGGCAGTGGCGCGCGCCAAAGAAGACGACGTGGCGAGCATAGGAGAGGCGCTGGCCAACGCAATTCGTGTCGCCTACGTCCCGTTTGTCGCATTGGCCCCGCCCCCGACGGTGGCGCTGCTCAACAACTTTATGGCTAAAGTCGACTGGACTTATGTCATCGACAACCTTCTCGTTCGTCCGGAGCTGAACTAATGAGCACCGCAGAGCTGAATGAGCTGAGCACCATAATTCTTAATTGGATTCGCGAGATGGACCAAGAAGAGGGCCCAACGCTCCGCGAGGTAACGGAAAACCACGGCGACGCAGGCGACGCTGAGAAAATTGGCGTCGCGATCCGCGCGGCGTTCATGAGCTTGAACGCCCCGTTCTTGCTGGTTGCGCCGACGTTCCTGAAAAACGTGTTCAAGGACTGCGTTCAAAGTATCGACTGGCCCGGAATAGTCCGACAACGGCTGGCCGAGACGAAAGACGAGTGATCGTGATTCAGAAAAGCGTTCGCGCGCCGCCCTTCGGGGCGGGCGCAGCGTTTTTCTTAGCTATCAGCGCGGCCAGCTACAATAACGTCTATGTCCAGTTTTAAACGCTTATTTCCGTTCCGCCAGGTGGCCGTGGATCACATGGTCCGCGGCGTCACCCGGGTCTGGTGGCAGCTAGAGCGGACCTTTAACGACCCCGGTCCGTACGTCTTTCAGCTCCAGTATGGCAACACCCCGTTAAACGACGCGGCGGACTGGCGCAACGTCGGCGGCCCGGTCACAGACGGGTACGTCGCCTACGACGACGTCTGGCGCGCTGCCGGTAGCGACCTGGTAACGCATTACCGCGTGACGCTAACTACGCCGAAAGATATCTATGTCAGCCAGCCTGTTTCTTGTTTCGGCGAGCTGGCCGAGCGAGATTGGAACATTGCCCGCGAAATCATCCGCAAGGAGCAGCTTCGTCACAAGTACGTCTCTGTTTCCGGCTTCCTGATCAAGCCCTTCCGATTTGGACGGCCCTGCACCCGCTGCCGCGACCAGCTCACCGGCGAAGTTTTAGACTCCAACTGCCCGGTCTGCTCGGGCACAGGTTTTGAAGTGGGCTACCACCCGGCCCTGCCGCTGCAGTGCTGGGACGTGGCGCCGTACACGATCACCGAGGACCAGGACACCAACGCCCTGGGCACGACCCGCAAAGACCACATGACCCGCGCGCGCGTCATCGGTTTTCCGACCCTGAACACCAATGACATCTGGGTGAATGGCGCAAGCGATGAGCGCTGGATCATTCACTCCATCAAGGTAGCCGCCGCCATCCGGGGCGTACCGTTGATTTACGACGTCGAAATGGGCCTCGTGCCGCTGACCAACGCTATTTATGCGATAGAAATAGGCGGCGAACCAGCTGAACGGCCTGGCCCGACCTTGCCGATTTTGGGCTGCGGTTCCGTGCTGGTCGATCACAATTACGGCGGTGTCGACAACCTGGCCTACCGGGATGCGACCGGCTACAGCGTGGTGGGCGCAAACGTTTACATTTTTCCGAAAGATGTTTTTGACGCCGCTTACCCGGCGCTGCCTAGCCGCAATTTGGCCGTCGCTGGAACCACGACACGCGTAAACGGTCGCTGGACAGAATCTCTGCGGGTCGAGCCGGGTGATTACGCCGTGCTTTACGAAAAACCGGGCGAATGGGGGCCTGATTACGATTACATTGCCGCCGTGCCAGCAGACGCTGAAAGCTCATTCGTGTGGACTGTTGCGGCGCTGGGTGTTGAAACAAGCGACGCCCTGCCAGCCGACTTGGCAACCGAGGTCAGCGAATCTGTTATTACCGAGACTGAAGAACGACTACCCGCGCCGTCGCCGGAAGAAGAGGACGATTTCTGGCGCTTCTAGCGTGCTCTTGTGTAATTAGGTATTGTATGAGTAACGCAAAAAAGATTTCGGTAGGGCTGCCAAAAATTAGGCTGTACGACCCGCCAAAGCGTATGCTGGCAATAATCCGCATGACGGGCGAAAACGCAGCAAAGGACGGTTTTCTTGAGCGACTGCAACAACTCGCCGAATCCGCCGGAGGTCGAAGAGCAGTTTCCCGCGGGAAGCCAGCCGGAAAACCGCGTCGATAAGGTTTCTTCGCTTTGCTCGTATGGCATGCGGCCGCATGTTATGACGGGGCTGTTGCGGCAGCTTTTGCTGGCCCATTTCTCCGATCCGAACAATATTGAAGAACCGCGCGTCCGGCGGCAGCTTGCAGAAATCGGCATGTGGCGGCCGAGCGACAACGGTTTAAACGCGGGCGGTATTTTGATAGAAAGTATCACACGCTGGCAGCCAGCAACGGCCGACAAGCGCCCGGCTATTTTGATAAAAAGAAATGGTTGGCGCTGGATGCGGCAGGGAATTGGCGACAAGTTGTTCACAAACGTATACGAGGGGGCGACTTCATACGTGGGTTTTTGGGAAGGCAGCCACACGCTGTTTTGCCTGGCTCCCGCGGGCGCTGAAACAGAGTTTCTCGCAACGGAGACCGTTAAATTTTTGCACAACTTCGGACCCTGGATTCGCGAACAAATGAACCTTCACCAGTTTTTTGTCAGCGAAGTTGGCGGGGTTGGCGAAGTTCAAGAAGCGTTGCAGGGCTACGCCGTACCTGTAACAGTGGCATACATGGCCGAGGAAGCCTGGACGCTCCAGCCGTATGCGCCGCGCCTCAAGCGGATTGTCTTTAAGGCGACCGACCTGTTGTCGTATTAAGGGACTTTTCACATCGTCGTGAAACGGATTTTTTTGTTGCGCTGGGGTGCGCTATACTAACTCGCAGCCACGTCCATCACGACATTTAGGCATGGAGGCCTGACGCATGTCGAGCTACGTTAAACCACAAGTTCTCGTTTTCCAGGAATTCCAGATCATCCCGACGGAGATCACGGAGCCGCTGCGCGCTCATATCTCCGGCCCGCACGCGATGCTCCATCGCTACAACGACGCGGACGAAAAACGAGATTGCCGTCTGGGCGCGTACGACTATCTGAACGACGCCTGCTACGCATGGCCGCGTCGTTTGCCGGGTTCGAACGTCGACGAGTCGTACACCAAGCTGTACATCGACGACGCGTTGCTGCTCTTCTACGAGCACATGCTCGGCGACACGTCGACCACGATCACCGCGGTCAGCGGTCGCACGAACTGGATTCAGTCGAGCGACTTGGCGTTCAAGAGCAATGGCGTGGCCTATCCGCGCAGCTCGGTCTTCAACGATCGCGATGTTCAGCGCGGCGACGTGGTTTATCTTCGCGCAGTCGACAGCGAGAGCTGCGAGGAAAAGGAACTGTGGACAACTGTCACCGGTTTCGCCAGCGAGCTGGTCGCGTCGCAGATCGAAGAGGCCGCGGCTGATCAGGACAATCAGGATGCCGTTGGGTCGACGAGCGCTACGCTCACGAAGATCGCGGGGCCCGATAACTGCATCGTGGCCTCGGTCGACGCTTCTGAGTACGACGGCCTCGTCGATGGCGACATCGAAGAAGAGTACACAATCGAGGTTATCAAGAGCTCAGTCGTTGGTTGCGCGGCTGCTCGGCTGCGCGTCCGCTCGGCGAGTGGCAACGACGACGTGGCTGAGGTTACGCCCGAAGACTGGGGCACGCCGACGGCGATCGGTACCCGCGGGCTTACGGTGACATTCGATTACGATCCGTCGAGCGCTTGCTCAGTGGCGGCGGACGACGATAACGTCGCGCCGGACGCGCTAGTGACCGGCCAGAAGTGGCGCGTAGTCGTGGAGCAGGAGTTCACCAAGGTCGAAGCGACCTCGGGCGGCGACGGCTACGACGGCGACAAGAACGACGTCTACATCGTCGAGTGCACCAAGGGCGGCCTGTTCGACGAGAGCAGCCCGACCGGTTTTCCCGAGATCACCGTTCGCACTGTGAAGGGTCTCGACTATTCGGGCCCGACCGAAGTCGTTGATCACAACGTGGCGGTGGCTATCGGTTCGCACGGTGTGACGATCACTTTCCACGGTGCAGATGCCGGTGATCCGGTTCCTGGGCTGCGTAAGGGCGACAAGTGGTACATCAATGCGGAATCGAGCCAGGCCGGACCTGTTCGGCGGCTGATCCTTCGCGACGATCTTCCGCTTGAAATTGCGTCGGCTTCTGACATCGAGCTGCGGCTGTTCATCAAAGACAACATTCAGGTGTCTGAGAACCGCATCGGTTTTGCGCCGTTGAAGAACTACGCGCAGGAAGCAACGCAGATCTGTGTGCACGAGGGCATCGTCGCCTACCATCCCGAATGGACCGATAACGGCGTTGAACAGCCGCTCGACGTTCGTGGCGGTACGCTTTACGTCGAGTACCGCGAGTGGCTTAGCGATCTGACCGACGAGGTCAACAGCGTGCAGAGCGTGGCCGAGCTGGACAAGATTGCGGGTCAGCTTCACCCGGACAACCCGCTGAAGTGGGGCGTCTACAAGGCGCTTTCCAACAGCAACGGAACCGTGGTGAAGTACACAGCGGTTCTTGAGCCGACGGATCTTGATAGCTGGGTTCAGGTTCTTGAGCGCATCAAGGGCCGGGACGACATGTATAACCTCGTCCCGATGACGTTTGACGTTCGCGTTCACAACCTGTACGCCGCGCATATCAACGGTGAGTCGAACGAGTACGCCAACAACTGGAAGGCTGGTTTCTTCGCCTTGCAGGCGGTGACCAGCAAGCTCCTGGTTGGCGAAGGCGCGGCAATCACCGGCGTGGCCGGACTCACAATGCCCGAGCCGGTGCTGGCGACCTTGAGCGACGATCCGAACGCCACCAATACGCAGTACACGCTGCTGCAGGTGTCCGAGGGAAGCGGCTACTTCGTTACGAACGAAGTGCAGCCGGGCGACCTCGTACGTTACCTGTACACGGTGGACGGTTTCGGCGAGGAACAGTATCAGGAGTTCGTTGTAGACGCGGTGCTTTCTGAAAATTCGCTGCTGCTTTACTCGGGCGCCGACGCTCCTGTGTCTATCGCGCAGCGGGTCGAGGTGCATCACAATCTCAACCGCAACGAGATCGCTGATGACATCGCAACGCGGGCCGGTGCGTTTTCGAACCGCCGCGTCGCCGCAGTGTGGCCGGACCAGGTGGGCGAAGCAGGCACGCTTATGGCGGGTTATTACCTCGCCGCGGCGCTCGCGGGTCTTGCGTCGGGCGTGGTCCCGCAGCAGGGACTCACGAACGTCGAGGTTGCCGGTTTCGACGATTTCACGCGTAGTTACAAGTACTTCAACGAAACGCAGCTGAATCGGATGGCCGAGGCAGGAGTGTGGATCGTGACGGAGGACCGTGACGGCACGCCGCACACGCGGCACGCGTTGACGACGGACAATCTCGACCTGAATCGTCGGGAAGAGATGATCCGCCGCAACGTGGACTCGATTTCCTACCTGTTCCTCCGTCGGCTCCGTCCGTACATCGGCCGGACCAATGCGACTCCGTCGATGGTGCGCCAGCTGGATTACGAGGTCACGAAGATCATCGACTTCTTCAAAACCAACGGTAATACCATTGAGCTGGGCTCGCAGCTGATCGACGGCACGATCCGCATTTTGCGGATTCATCCGCTGCTGCGCGATCGGATCGAGATCGTTCTCGACCTGGTTGTTCCGGCCCCGCTCAATAACATTGAGCTTCATTTGGTCGTCTGAGCTTAGGAGAAATCACACATGGCAGGTAGCGTTTTCACGCCCATTGGCGGCGCGGATCAGTATCACGCCGGTACTTTTCGCGCCGAGGACGTGGTTCTTTCGTGGACCGGCAATAGAAACCTTGAGGGTCTTCTGGTACAGGAAGCTCAGTGGCGCTGCGCGCGTCAGGTGAGCATTCTGTACGAAATCGGCTCTCCAGCCGTTTACTACGTCGGTAACCGGCGCTCGGGCACGGCCCAGTTCCGCCGCGTCGTGGGCGGTAGAGAGTCTTTCAAGGATATGGCCCAGGCTTTCGGCAACATCTGCAACCCGCGTAACTTGGAGATTGACGCCCGCCAGAAGCCGTGCGGGCAGAATGTCATCGGCGGCGGCGTTAACTACACGTGCGTTGACGCCACGCTCAACGAGCTTGGCGGATCCGTCACCGCTGAAGGCGTTGTGATCAGTGAAAACATGAGTTTTGTGTTCATCGATCTCTACTACAAGTGATCGGCGCGCGCGAGACAATCTGATGCCGAATAAACGGCGGTTGCGCTAAGCGCAGCCGCCGTTTACGGTAATAGGCGAAAGCCTGGGGCTTCGGCCCGCAACCTCACCGTGACTGGTGGACAATGACCGCGCAGCCTCCCGGAAAGCCGGTTGGGGTTACTCCCCAGTCTGGCACGAACAACACGTACGACCCGACGCAGGCCGCCCGGCGGCTGCAAAACGCCACACAGTTTGGCAGCCGCACGGGAACGGCAGCTTACGGCGGGCAGCTCACGCCGGTAGCGGATCCAAATATAAACCTGGTCGGCTTCAAGACCGGGTTTCAGGACACCGGGCGTGTTTGTGTTGGCTGGATCGTCGACGGCACGGCGATTGCCAATTGCTATCGGGTGCAGGTTGAAAAAGGCCGCGCTCCGATTATTGCCGCCTCGGTGACCAACACCAGCGCAGTCTGCTTCGGGGCGGCAGAGCTTAACACTTTTTCGCCCGGCACTCCCGTGGTCCTAATGGTCCACGACAAACTTTCTACCGGCTACATTCTTGGCGCTGTTCCTGGCGTGCTCGATGTCGGCAAGCGCGCTTACCACGACTACATTACACAAGCGTCGCGCAAGCGCGTTGACGACTGCCACAAAAAGTACATTAAGCAGCCGCTCTCGGGCCAGGTAGTTGACTGGAGCGCCTGGCGCCCATTCGACGCAACGCTAGCCAGCGAATGGGGCGCGATTTCAACCACGGGCCTTAAAGTCACGCTTGACGACTTTATGGTCCAAATGGCCGTGAATGAGTTCACGGGCGTGTTTGGGTTTTACCACGACTCGTTGTTGCGCATCAGCGGTTACAACTTTCAAACGTGGACCGCAGGCCACGAACGCGACGCGTTTATGGACCAGGGTGAGTACAACGACTACCAGGGCTACTCGCCGTATCCGTGGGAACATTTTGGCCTGATCCAACCGGGCGGCCAGATGATTCAGGAGTACCCGCCTAACTGTTATCAGTGCTATGACGGCAAACCGTATTACGCGCACTGGGAAAACAAACACGAATATCAGCAGCCATACCACCGCGCGCAAGAATTCTACGGCTATTTGGGGCAAGGCCGCCGATTTGTCGTGCAAGCGCCGCCGGAGGGCGTACAGCGGTGGATGTACAAAAAGGGCGCTACGGGCAGCCCGGGCAGCGTTTACGATTCCAATATCCAGAGCCGCGATGGCGCTGCGCCGAATTGCGACAGCGGCCCGGATAAAGACACCGCGTACGAAATCGAGGGCAAGCCGCCAATTGGTTTGCACGAAGATAATGTAGCGCTGGACGGGCGCCGATTTATCGCCAGCGCTAAGGGAATCACGATCAGCAAAAGAATGTTGTTGCCCACGCAGGTGCGCCTCAAACGGATCGAGGCGGGCGACGGCGATGACGCTGAAAAGAATTACAAGGCCGCGTCACAGTTCGGCGCAGGGCCAGACCACGATATTACCGGCGACATCAAAACCAGCGGCGACCACCCGAATTTGCAGCGCGCCACCGCCGTACTAGATCTGCACGGTTACCTCTTTAACTACGCCGGACTGCATCCGTTCCACTGGCATTACAAGGACTACAAGACTTACGAACAAGACGAGTTGCCGTACGCTGAGTACAACCTCAAGGTGCCAGACTACACGAGCCTCAAAGGGTCGATGTACCTCGAACAACCCGAGCCAAAAAAGATTAAGGTCGATCACCGGTACAACACGCAAGACTTCTACGAAACTGAGGCGTTCCTCTCAATCCTGGAAGACGGCAGCGTGGTTATCGGCGACGGTTATGGCGCTGAAATCAAAATGAGCGGCGGCATACTTACGCTCTCAGCGCCGGGCGACGTGTGGATCAAAAGCGGCCGCCATTCTCAAATCTGGTCCGGCGGCGACGCCATTATTCGCTCGAACGGCACTGTGGACATCTCCACGACCGAAAAGAGCGTGCGCATCAAAAGCGAGAAAGACGTGCTCGTGCTGGCTGGCAATAAAGGCGGCCCGGGCGGCGTGCTTATTGAGAGTCGTTCCGAAGTGCAGGATTACGACTTCGAAGAGGTCGGCGACGATATTCGTTTTGGCGGCGTAGTGCTGCGCGCACCAGACTCGAATGTGGTGAGCCTGGCGCATCAAATCTATCTGCGCACCGGCGGCGGTGGTTCAACAATTGAACCGGGCAACATCACGATCGACGCCGGAAAAGGCGAGGCAGACCTAGTCACGAAGAGCGACCAGCTTTTTCATTACATTGGCCAAAACGGCCAGATCGCGCATTTTTTCCGCGCCAGCGCCGACGACGATACGCAAAAAGCGAATTATTTCAGCAAAGATTTCACGCTGGTTTGCGGGCCGCTCGGCTGCAACAAAGATTTGGTGGTCGACGGTAACGTACTGGCGCGCGGCAACTTGCTCGCCAGCGAAGGGCACGTTTTCACGCAAGAAGCAGCCAACGGTTTCATTTTCGTGGGGCCGTGCGACGGAAAGTGCCAGGCGCAGGTCGACGAGGGCGTTGACAAAATACGCGCGTACATTGAAGACGTACTGCCAAACCTCGGCGACGCAGTTGACGAAACATACCTCGAAGGGTTGTGGTATGAAGACAAACAACCGGGCAACGCGCGCGTGATCGACATCATGGAATTTTCTTTCCGTAACGACGAGCAATATCGCGTTCCAGATTTCATGCTTTACGAAGATCGTTGGCAGCAGTTGGCCCGGTTGGCTGGCAAAATCCCTGAACGTTGGACAGAAAAGTCTGTTGAAACAAAGGTTGCCGGAGAGACGTTTCCATTTCCAGGCAGGAAATGGCTGAACGAAGAGCCAGCCTTCGCTGAGCAGGATTTCGAAATTGTCGAAATAATTGGCGACGGGTTGCGCGATAAACGGCGCAACAGCGGTTCCGGCGATTTGGCAGGCGAATACCGGCAACCGGAATTCAAAGAACCCGAACCACAGATCATCAACGGTACGTATCCGATTGTTGGCGTGGTTTAAAAGGAGTGCCCCATGGACCTGGTCGATACACCGCACGTATCTGAATTCACCAAGAAAACACTTGGCCAATTCGGCTGGAAAGACGGCGACGCAATTCCCGCCGAACTGGGCCCGATGCTCGTTAAGTTGCGCGAGACGTTACCGCCGTCTCCGCGAACGGACGTGCTAGTTGACGTCGCCGCACTGCCACCCGCCACTGTCGAAGAAATCAAGCAAATGTTGGCGGCTGCGCGAGTCGCCGCCGCTGCTGCCGCAAAACAGCGGGCGGCTGACGCCGCGATGGAGCACTTAAATCCGGCGGCGCAGCAATTACTGCGTACGCTCAAGGACGACGACGCGACCCCGCAGATCATCGACGATCGCGCCACAGTCACGGACGCGGCAACAGAACCGCGACCAGAAGAACGCGCCACGCCGCCCGAGGTGCCCGCAACATCGGCAGACACCACAGGCACGACGCCGATGGCAGTGTTGCCTTTTTGCCCGCGGTGCGGCTGGGACATGCGGCAACGGTTTGAAATCGTACCCACCGATTTGGACAAGGAAGACTTCTTGGCAGCCGCGCTGGGAGGCACGAAATTCAAGCGGGACTATCCGATGTTTGGCGGCAAGATGGTGGTAATGTTTAACACCATTTTGGCAGATGAAAACAAGATGATTCACCGCCAGCTGGTTTTAGACCAGGAATCCAAGCGCATCGTGACGGAAGCAGAATGGTTTGTACAGATGCTCGAATACCGCATGGCGTTAAGCCTTGTGGCAATTGTTGACGCCAACGGTAAACCGACGGCGGTTGTTCCTGCGCTGGGCGAGCTTCCTGCGGTTGACGGAGAAAGCCCGATAGTCACTTTGACGAATTACGTGAACACCAAAGTTCTCGCTCACGAGGTTACCAGGCGACTTGTCGGACAGCACCTCCGACAGTTTCAGCGTCTGGTAGAAGCCCTCGAAGCGATGGCGCTCGAACCGTCTTTTTGGAACGGGATCGCCTAGCGGCCTTAATGGTGCGGGCCGCCGCATCGGGAGCGATCGATTACTCCCGAGCCGATCCCAAAGATATCTATTGGAGAATTCGCCACCGCCTTGTCATCAAAGAAATGCAGCGGAGGAATGACGAAGAGCTGTTTGAGGCTGTACAGCGGCACTGGCTCGCATTTATTGCGCACGGCCGTTTGACGGAAGAAAGCTACGAGGACGTCAAAAAACGCGTGGAAACCGCGCTTATTGACCTGCAAAAAGTGATTTACCCGTGGGTCGCAATTGATCAATCGCGACCCGAAGCTGAAGGACAAAAAGATACAATAAAGCCTGAAATACGAAACTTGATTGACCGCTATAAGCGCGCACAAGAACGGTGGCGACAGGAAACGCTTGAAAAATAGGTACGCGCATGAACAGTTTCCGGCCGCCCAATTACTCTCCTGGCATGAATCAGGCGCTCATGGACGACCCCATGGCGCTGACCTTTATGATGTTTGGGTCGCCGCTTTTGCAACAAGCGGCTGGCCCGCAAAACTTCATTCCGCATCTGGTCCCGTCGCAGGCGCTTTCGGACCAGTTTCTTGCCAGTCGCTACCAGCGCGACCAGCTCGCCGCGGCCGGAGCGAGCAATGAGCAGGGAAATGCCGCCGTAGCCTCGCGGTTTCTCGGGTTGCGGGCGCTGGTAACCGACTCCCCAGCGACAGATCTCAATCGCGAGCAGGCGGCCATGTTCGCCCAGGTCGCGAACAACCCCATCGTCAAATCGCTCGCGGCAATGGCTGTCGGGCCGGAGAACCTGGAGGCCCTCATGTTTGGGCGCCAGGGCGACCCGGGAGCGTTGGCAAACGCGGCCAACCAGATGAACTTTTTTCGAAAAGACACGATGGGCGGTACTCGAATGACCGCCGAATCGATGACGGACTTTTCTCGCGGTCTGTATCAGACGCTGTACGGGGAAGAAGCAGATATAGACCAAATGCACGGCTTTATGGCCGGGCAGACTGGCGAGGTGCTTACAAACTTATTTCAGCGCGGCCAGCTGCCGCAAAGTCTGGGCGAATTAAATCCCGCCGAACGAGTCCGCGCAATATCCGCTTCGCAGCGCGACGACAAAACAATGAACCGCCTGGCTGAGCAGTTTGGTCACAGCGAGATGCTGAAACAGGAGGACTACGCCAGCGCTACGACAGAAGAGCGGGCCAAGATGCTCGAAGCGCGCAAACCGGAGTTTCGTAAGCGCCTTGACAACACCTTTCAGGAGATCGACCGGTTTAACGCAGGAGACGCCCGCGCGCGCAGCCCCCAAGATATTGAAAAGATGGACGGTTACGGCATGTCAGCGCGCAACGTTGACGCCCAGCGCGTTGGCAAGGTCGCCAAAGATTACATGGGCGCGCTGGACGCTGTACGCGAGATCTTCGGCGACAACGGCGCTGGCGACGCTCCCATGTCGGCGCTCATCGAGGCGCTGGACGAGTTCAGTGCGGGATCGATCGACCGGCTAGATCCCAACAAGGTCGAGAATTCGATGCGGCAAATGCGGCTTGTTGCGCAGGACGCTGGCATGAATCTCGAGTCCATCGCGATGATCGGCGCGCATGGTACGGCACTGGGCCAAATGCACGGCACCCCGGCGCACATGCAGATGGCGGCCAACATGCAGACCATGCAGAACGTGGCCGCCATGCAACGGGAAGGAATGTTCAGCCGCAAGCTCTATGGGGACATGACCGAGGGCGAGGCGATCCAGGAAACTCAAGAGCGAATCTACCGCGGGCAAAAATCCGAAGCCGGAAAGAGCATGGCCGCGCTCAACCGGATGTACCAGCAGAACAAGGAGATGTACGCAGGAACTGAGTTGGAGGCCGCAATGAAGGCCTACAACGACCCCAGTTCGGGCGGCACCTACGAGTTTGGCGGCCAGCAGCGCAACTTGGCTGAGATTGTGGCGCAGTCCGGGCGCGGGGGTGCCTTGGGGATTCTCCAGGCTTCCGGCGGTAACGCACAGACGTTTAACTCTTTCTATTACGACCCCGCCACCGCCGAAAAGTACAGCTCGGGCCTGGAGCTAGAGGCTCAGAAGCGGGAAATGCAAAAGCACCTGGGCAACCAGGTCATCCAGGGTGAGCTGATCGGGCGGATGACCGGTGATCGGTTTGACGCCTTGCGCAATCGTGGCTTCATGGGCATAGGCGCCCAAAGTGAAGAAGATTTTGAGCGCGAGCGTAACGACATGGCGCAAGCGCTCAGCCGCGGTTTCGCGCAGGTCATTGTTGAAGAGACGGGCGGCATGTCGAGCGAGGACCGCGCCAAACATTTGGAAAAGCGCCATGTCGACATGATGGCGCAATATTACGAATCCCGCGGCGTGCCCCGGCGGCAAGCCCGGCAACGCGCCGAGCAGGCCAGTCAGGCGATGTTTGGCGAGACCGAAGGGCAGCGCATTGAAAGCCTCTCGGGCATCGCCGCGCAGAGCAACGCCTACGTAACCTCGCGTACCGGGCAGCAACTTACAGCGCATGACCAGATCAACAGCAGCCAGGAACGCGTCCGCGATGACGGCGTTAAATACGCCGACCGGGCTGAGCGCGAGAAGCGGGTCTCAATGGGCCAGAAGTCGAGTTTTCTTCAGCGCAGTGGCGAAGTACTCGAGAAGATGGGAAAGGATCCAAATTACTCTGGCGCACAGGCGGCGAAAGATCTGCTCAACGTTCAAGACATCAACCAGATGCAGAACCGGTACGCCCCCGAAATGGCGGCTGGAATCGGGGCTGCGCTCGACATGTACCAGGGCGCCCGAAACGACACAGAACGCACGCGGGCCGAACGTATTCTCACGGGGATGTATGAGGGCGCCAACGACAGCGCCCGGACCGAAGGCGTGACCGCTCTAGCTGAGCAGGCTTTCGGGCGCGGCACAGGGCGCGACGCTGACATGCTGCGGCAGTACGTCGCCGGTGCCAGCGACGTGACAGCAGAACAGCTCTCAAGACGCCTTCCGCGCCGCCAAAGAGAACAGATGATGGCGCAAGCAGACGCCCTGCGCAACGCCAAGCGCGCAGATTTGTCTGGCGCGGGTTTTAGTCGCGCAGAGGCTATTGCAACACGAAGCACACCCGCAGAGCAAGTTGCCGAAGCTGTAACGACTGCGCCGAACACGACCAGGAACCAGACAGCCGAAAACGAATTGGTCGGGCGCATGACCGGTCAAGAGTTTGACGCTTTTCGCGCGTTGGACGTTAACAACGTTAACGCACAAAACGAAACACAAAGTGCCGCTGCAGAATCTGATGAAACTGTAAATCAACGCGGCGCAAGTATTTCAAATACTGCGGCGCAAGACATCGCCGCGGCAGTTTCTGCCGAGCAGCAACCACTGGCGGTGAGTGACACTACATCGGCTGTGCAACAAGCTCGCACGGCAGTTTCTGCCGAGCAGCAACCAGCAGCGCGCGATATTGTTTCGCCCGCGCGCTTCAGCCGTACGGCGGTATCTATAAATAGAGCCGCCGCTGCCGACCAACTTCATACGATTGGCGCAGAAGGAGAAACTGCTGAAGCAGTGAATCAGGCTACAGCATTTCACCGCGCCGACGCACGTATCGACCCTGAAAGTGCCGCGGCTTTTCGAACCGCTATGGCTGATGAAGAGGCTGGCGGCCCGAGGGTAGGCGGCGCCATCGACACCGCCATGTTCGCCGTAAACACGGCCGCCAGTGCCGCGAGCGTATACGACAGCGCCAGCACGGGCCTGGCCGCCCTTAACGGCGAGGACGTCAATCACGGCCAGTTCGCCGCCTCTACTGCCAAGACCGTCCTCGATACGGCAGACAACGTAGCTACGGGCGCGGGCATGGCGGCCCGCGCGGCCAGCCGCGTATCAGGTGTTTCTGCTGCCGCGTCATTTGGCTCCAGGGCTGCCGCTACCGCCAGGTTTCTTGCACCCGTCAGTAAAGTCGCGCCGTTTCTTTCGCCTTTGCTCGGAGGCGTGGCTGGTGCTTTTGAAGGCGCAGAAAACGGACGCGGCGCGATCGAGGGCGGTATTTTGGGCATGCTCACGGGCGACGCCTCCAGCGGCAGCATGATGAGCGACTTGGTTGGCATCGAGAAAGGGTCAGACAAAGACAAAGCGATGGGTATGCTCGGCGCCGCGGGCGGCGGAGCGATGACCGGAGCAGCAATTGGCGCCGCGATCGGCACGCCTTTTTTTGGCGTCGGTGCGGGTATTGGCGCTGCCGCCGGTGCCGTGATTGGCGGCGTCGCCGGGCTCGGGGCAGAAGCGTACAAGATTTTCACGGAAGAAGACCCCGCCGCGACTGCCGCTACGCAAGCGGTGCAGCAGACGGTCAACACCTCGCAAGCCGACCGCCCACCGCCGCAGCAGGCCGCTGAGCCTGGCGGCGGAGGAAAAGAAATCTCAATCAACGGCACGCTTTCACTTCGCGGCCTGCAAGAGGCAATGCTCAGCGCCACGGGCAATCGCCCGATGGAAACGCCAGAAGGCGGCGTGCCCGTGTTTGGAACTTAATCATGGCAAATCTTTTGTTCAAACAATGTGATGGAGTTGTGGCCCGCTTGCCAACCAAATGCAATGATGACAGCGTGTTGTTTCGTATCAAACTCGACAATCGTCAAATTACATTACCAGTCACAGGCTTTGCGCTAGAAGTTGGCGGCAACTATCAGTTCTTACACACAGTCAGCGATTTCATCTATTTCTACGCGTTTGGTGACCGCGTCGGAGAATTGAATGTCACCGGCATGGCTTTTATCAAACGGGCATGTGCGGCGGGTATTTTTGGCGGGTTCTTTGCCGAACAGAAAGACGCGATCGACGATCTTTGGGATCTTTACGAACGCAACCGCATCAGCTCGAAAAGAGAAGCAATTCGAGTGTCGTTTGGCAACGTGCAGGCTTTTTATGGGTTTCTCACTGGTATGCGCGCCGAAATTGCGCGGCCAGACATCCCTGTGTGCCAGTACGTGCTCCGTATTCACGTTATCCCGAAGAACTGATTTGTCATGATTAACCACGCCCGCACTCTCCTGCTGAACGTTTCTGGCGCCAGCAATCAGCGCCAAGAACTTGGCGAGGAATACATCCCGGCAAACTACGCGCCGCTTTCGCTGCCGTCGTACCTGCAGCGCGTGCGGCGGATCTTGTTTGGCACGGCGCCAGACCGGTACTTTTTGAATTTCCGTGTTCGTGAGCTGATGGCGCATTTACATCAAACCGAGTTGGCAGAATTTGTCTACGCGCTCGATCCGCGCGTGACTTATTGGCCAGAACCGGCCCGCCCGTTTTACGAAACAGAAAAAAGACTAGTAATCACGCAGTACTTCGGCTTCGCCGCGCAGCCGCCGTTCCTGCGCGGCGACTTGTTCGCTGACAGCGCCCGGGGCCGGAGCGTTCGCGAGTTTACGCTGCGCGTCACCGCGGCTGACGGTGATTGGGAGGCGATTCTCACGCCGCTTGGTACGCGGAGCAACAGCGTGACAACGCCGCTGGTGTTTTTAAATGACCTGTCTCAAACGGTGCCGCTCGACAACACCGGCGTGTCGTTCCAAGTGCCGCGCCCCCCGATGACCGTCGACTGGACGATTTATACCCGCGTCCAACCCGGCAACATTCTCACCACTGCCGTGCCGATCTTAGAGCTTTTGGGCGAGCCGTTGTTTCTGGAGCTGTTTGGCGTGGGCACTGGCCGAGAACCGTTTGCCACATTCAAGCAGCTCTGGTTTGACCACCCTAATCCGATCTACCGGCTCGGCGGATTGATTTTGGCTACGATTTACCGCACCAACGAAATACTGCAGTCCGGCACACACATCGAGGTTGCGGCATAACATGGCATTCAGCACGCCCTACGTCGTTTCAAAATTTAAGCTCAGCGCCAAAATCGGCGGCGTCGAGTTTCTGGACGTCATTTCTTTCTCGGCGACGTTTGGGTTGAACTCAATTCCCTGCGCGTCAATGATGGTCGCCACTGGCAGGCGCGTCGACACGAACGAAGAAGCAACAATCCACCGCGTAAAAAGCCAGTTGAAGCCGCGCGATAAAGCCACAGTAACACTGACTATCGAAACCACAGACGGGCAGGAAGACAAGATGCCTGCCGGGACGTTCACCATTTTTGAGGGTTTTTACATCGGCATTGGCTATTCGCGTTCTTTCAATTCGTCAAACTACACGCTCAACTTAATCCACTGGCTTGACGACTTGAATAACTCGTCAATGATCAACGGCAATTGGCAGCCCGGCGCCCCGTATGACCTGGCGCAAAATGCGGCTTATTACATTGTCGACCCGAACGCAGGCACCGGCGGGGGTCGGTGGTCTACTGTTCCTGCAATTGATCCGGACGGCACACTTATTACGCCGACCAACATCCGCGCAGACATGTGGAAAAAAGTACTTCGCCCCGCGTTTGAAAGCATTGCGCGGTTTCCGTCGCCGCGTTATCAGACCGACGCGGGCGGCGAGACGAACACCGCCGCACTAGCCGCGCTAGAGCGCATGCCCGGCAAAGGCGAACAATACTACAAACCACTGGCTTTAGATATCAACGGGCTTGATTCAAACAACATTCAGTACGCTGTCCAAATGGCTATCAGCAAAGAAGCACTTGAATCGTTCGCGTACACAACTTACTGGAGCAAACTCATTGGAGAATACGCGTCGCAATTCTTTTTCGCTATTTCTCCCAGCGTTGAGTTCGCGTTGCCTGTGCCGTTCTTTGCTGGGTTGAAAAAAGAATACATCACGATTTACGCCGACGAGTACGGTTACGCTAATTTCAACGCGAACATGTCGCAGTTGCTGGAATCAGTAGATATCTTTTACTCCCAGCAGCCGTCCTTTACGAACTATCAGATTGGCGGTGAAACTCCGCCGCCGCCCAGCCTGCAAGCGCCGTTGGGCTATTACCCACTGCAAGTCAATCAAGACAAGCAGGGATTAAAACTTCTCAAGGAAGCGCCTGGGTGGATGGCGAACTTTGTGCCAGATGCCGTTTTTACCGGTCGCACAACCGGCACGACGGCGCGACCGGTGGGCGACACAATGGAACCGCAAACGGGTGAGGGCTCCCCGCCGCCTAATTGGTTAGTGCCGCACGATGCCTTGCGGGAACAGCAGGAAAGCAAAGCGCTCACCAGATTCGCCGAGCACTGGTACAAAACCGAGCTGCTCAGCCAGCGCTATGGCGAAATGTCGGGCAAGCTGCGTTTTGACATTGCGCCGGGAAGCATCGTGAAAATCGAGATCCCGCCGCGCGACCAACGACCGGGCGGCTGGCTTACGCCCGCGCCTGACGACTCGTTATACGCAACGGTGACGCAGGTGTCGTTTGTAATCAACTCTGAAAAGGCCACTGCTGGAACCAGTTTCGCGCTGGCGCACATTCGAACAAACGAGGAAAATAACACGCGCACGATTACAAATTGCGAAACGTGCGGCTCTGCGGAGAGACCTCCAATGTACGAGCAGCCGTGGACCGGCGCGCCGCTTGCAATAAAACAAGGTGGCGGCGGCATTTTAGGCATATTTGGATTTTGAGGTTGAACAATGCCCCAAGACAAACTTCAAGGTATGCCGTCAATTCTGGGCGACATCGCCCCGCCGTTTTCCAAGCCTAAGAACCCGACCGGCGTCGGCGACGAGTTCGATTCGGTTTACCAGCAGTGGCAGACTACGCGCACGCCGGAAGTAAACACGCGGCTGCTCTCAACGGTGCAGCCGGTCATCGATACGGCCGTTTCCAGCTACGCAGCGAACAACCCGAGCCCGACGATTAAGACACGGGCGCGGCTGATGGCACTAAAGGCTATGGAAAGCTACGACCCCAAAAAAGGCAACGTCCGGACGCACCTGCTCAGCCAGCTTCAAAGCCTGCGCCGCCTGTCAGCTCAAGAACAGAACATCATTTCGGTGCCCGAGCAGGTGGGCCTCGACTTCCAACGGCTTTCCGAAAGCGAGAACGAGCTGCGCGACCGCCTGGGGCGCGACCCGACTGACGACGAGTTGTCCGACCACACAAACCTCTCGGCCCGGCGAATCAAGAAGATCCGCGCGTTTCACCAGCCGCTTCCCGAGAGCGCAACGATTCTTGAAAACGACGACGAGAGCCAGGACGGCGGCGTAGCGAGCACGGTCCCCGGCGCCAACCGCGGCGCAGACGCCTGGGCGAACTTCGTCTACGAAGATCTGGGCCCGACCGACAAGCTGATTATGGATATGACTTTGGGGCGCAACGGCCGTCGCGCGGCCAGCACTCAGGAGATCTCCAAGCGATTGAACATCACGCCAGGCGCCGTGAGCCAGCGCGCCGCCAAGATTCAGGCCATGCTCGATAAGCGTTACAGCCAAGGAGGGTTCTAAAAATGGGACACGGTACCAGCCGCGGACAGGTCGATCCGAAGTACTCAAAGCGGATCAGCGATCTGGAACAGAAAGCTCAGAAGATGTCTGAGCAGTTCAAAACACAGAGCGATCTCCGACTGTGGCACACACCCGAGGAGCTTAAAACCCGAGACCTGCTCGATGTGCCCAGTTTGCACAACCCGCCGTGGGATCGCAACAACATCAATCAGCTTTACTCTGAAACCATTTTGGCGGGTCCTGGGCAGCAAGGCGGCAACTCGGGCGACCTGATCGCAATGAAGTGGCAGGCCGATTTTATGGCCAGTGAAGAGCGCGCTTTTCGTATGCGGCACGCCTCTCTTGTGCGCTGCGCGTCTTTAATGCACGGGCGGCTAAAGGGCCACGGATTAGGCGGCAGAGGCGTGTTTTCGTTTTTTAAGCAAGCTGTGGAAAATACTATTAACGTCGGCAGCGCACACGGAGGGTAACTCATGTCCCTCAAAGATTTTGTCAACCGCAAATACGACTACCTCGCTTTTCAACCAGTCGCAGACCGCTCGGACGGACTGCAAGACATGGCGCTTTATGCCGAAAGCAGTAGCGGTAAAATTTGCACAGGTGCGCAAAAGTTGGCGCAGCGGTGGGCGCTAGAGTTCTTGACTGAACGTGGTTCAATGCCATACAGGCCCGACCGGGGTTGTGACTTTATGACGGATGTTCGGCAGGGCCGTGTGCGAACGCAGAGTGATCTGTTGTCTAATTTTGTACTCGCCAGTCTTGAAATTACTCGTAACCTTCGCCGTGAGGAATATGAGGAAATGCCCGACGATGAACGTTTTGACCAGGCGATTTTGACAAACGCAACTCTTCAACCCGGATATGCCGACCTGCGGGTCACGGTTGTAAGTCGCGCAGGCACAAGCAGAACTATTGTTTTTCCTATTGAAACATTGCCACAGGTGTCGTAATGCCCCTGGAAATTGCCAAACTTGACGAGCTCGACGGCGCGACAGTCGACCGAATGTTCGCGCTGTTTACGCAGTACATGCAAGAAAAGCACCCTGACGTCGAGCTGACTCGGGGCGTTTTTCACGACCTCGTACTTTACTTTAACGCCGCACTTAACGCCGCCGTACGGGAGAACATTGATCGCGTGTTGCAGAGTAACAGCCTGCTGCAGATCAATGCCAACCCGGTGTTGGCTGAGCCCGAGCTGGTTGACCAGGTGCTGTCGAACTTCAACCTCGTACGCAATAACGGCACTCGTTCCAAGGGCGAGGCCACCATCGTGTTCAATCTTCCTGTCAGCACAGCGATTTCGGACAATATCACGTTTGCGGCAGATGGCGTCGAGTTTCGGCCCGTGGCGTCCGTGATTGCCGTGCCGCCGGGGACAGCCGCGAGAAGTGCCGATGAATTGGAAATGATTGCTGTGGGAGACGGCACCTATTCCATAAATATTCTCATGCAGGCGCTAGAAATCGGCGTGGCCGGGAACATCCGCCGCGGAGCAACACTTGTCCCAGATTTTGTGCCCAACAACATGCGCGAGGCGTTTGCGGCGGTAGATTTTGTTTCCGGCGCCGCGCCTGAAAGCAATGCAGATTATTTGACCCGCCTTCCTTCTGGACTGGCGGCTAAAACTATTGGCGGGCGGGCAAGTTACGCAGCTGCTATTCGCAATCAAGCGGCGTTCGCCAATATTCCGCATTTTTCCGTTTTGGGCTGCGGCGATCCGGAGCAGCAGCGTGACCAGCACGGTTTGTTTCCGGTCTCGGGCGGCGGGCGAATAGATATCTATTGCCAAACCCATTATGCCGCGCAGGAAAAAGAGCATTTGCTGACGGCCGTTTACATTGGCGAAGGAACGATCGGCACACGTTGGCAGGTCACCTTGGAGCGCGACACAGCGCCAGGGTTCTACGAGGTCCGCCGCGTCACCAAGCCGAACGACAAAACGGCAACCGGGTACGAGATTGTCAACGATATTCGCGGCACAGATCTCAGCCAGCTCGACCACGTTCCTGATATCACAACCACGGCCGAAAGCGCGTACACGCGCTACCAGACCGCTGTCATTCAGTTTGAGGACACCGACACGGTGTCGACTGGCTTAGTAGTAAACCAAAGTCGCGCGTACTACACAGTGACCACTGCGAGCCTGCCGCTTATCGACGACGTGCAGGATTTTCTCAACCGTCGCGACGTGCGCAGCCGGTCGGCAGATGTGCTCGTCAAAGCGGCCGTCCCTTGTTTCACGAAGATCAATTTCACGATCCGCAAAGAAAACACAACTGCGACGATTGACACTGCTGCAATCAAGCTCGCCCTGGTTGAGGAAATTCAAAAAATCGGATTTTCTGGCCAGCTCCACAGTTCGGTCATTAACGGCGTCGCGCATAGATATCTATCGGGCCGCCAGGCCGTGAGCGCCATCGATATGTTTGGCCGCATTCGCCGTCCGGACGGGGCGATTCAGTACCTGCGAGACAGTACGTTGTTAACGATTCCTAATGATCCGGGGCGACTGGTGACTGGTCGTACGACGGTCTTTCTTGTCGGTCTAGAAGACATCGCCATTTCTGTCGAAGTCGCGGGCTTTGCCGACTAGGTGACGCATGAAAACACCGTCTTTTGTCTATCCCGGCTCGGACCTCGACCGCGGCCGCGACATGCTGGCGCTGCTGGGCAGTTTCTGGTCGCGTACGTATAGCCGGGCAGATCAAGTCAACTCGTATGCCGAGGGCACTGCGCTGTTGGCAGCACAGAACCATCGCAACATTCTGGAAACGGTAGCGGCGCTCAGTCGTTTCGACGTGCCACTTTATCACACGGAGTTGTGGACGCCCGTCGTGCTGCGCAAGAGTCAACGCAATAGCGTGTTAACAAGCATTGCGCGTTTCGACCGCACGACTGAGTTGTTTAACGGCGCGCTGGTTTTCGACACTGCGGCCGAGCAGCCTTTCTTTGCTTACCCGCGGCCAGAGAAACTCGTCGGAGCTGGGCAGATTTTAGATCGGCTCATTGCGCCAACATTTGCTTTGTCTGAAAACGTCGACTACGCGATCGATCAAGAGCGCAACGCAATCGTGTTCGTCGAGGACCCATTCGAACAACTCGCGCTGCTCAAGCGGGGTATTTACGAAAATGGGCAGCTTGTTGACGAAGAGATCACGCTCTGGGCTTTCCAGGGCCAATTTGATTACGAATACGTTTACACGCAGTTCGCGTACTCCCTGGGCATCAAACTGCGCACTAGCTCGGGCGCCAAGGAGTTCATGAATGCCGTGTTTTCAGGGCTTGTTAACGGCGGCGCCACGGCCGCCGATCTTGACCTGGCCTTGGCGGCAATCACAGGGGTAGCCGTTGCCCGCGAAGACGGCGAGGTTGTCGAAGTGCTCCAGCGCGACGCGCACGGCACGCTGATTGTCACTGATAAGCACGTTTACCGGTTTCCCGAAGACGCTACGCCCGTTGTGACGATTGGCGCGCAGCTGCGCGCGGGTGCGGCGCTGGTTGATTCTGTGGAGATCGTAGAGCTAACGAGCGGGATAGTTCCCGAGACAATTACCGCGCTTGCCCTGGACAGCGGGTTTCTTTCTGCCTGCTTCTACGGCGATTTGGTCTTTGAGAACAAAGAGTTGCCGCTAATTGTCGACACGGCGCATCCGTCTGGTTACACCTGCGTGCGGTTCGCGCTAGGCGGCTTTCCAGCCGATGTCGCGCGCTTTTTTGACGAACTGCACGCCCGGGGGATTTCTGAAGCGCTGGTCCCAGTCGACCCGTGTGTTCCTCGCCGCCAGCGGCGCGGCACGCTTGCGCACGTGCTCGACGAGCGCACAAATCCTGACGGCGAGCCGACTGCGAGCAATCTTCCTGCCACAATCAATCCGTTGCGTTTCATTGCTGAAAATGTCCTAAGAAACAACGTTTTTCTCGTGCGCATCAAAGGCGCGGCATTGGGGCAAAATCGGCTCGGCCTGTACAATATGAGGCACCTGCGCCAGCTTATGCCGCCCCAGGCCGCCATGATCGTTATTTACGAGATTGGCGGCATCCGGGACGCCCTAGACGGCGAGGAAAACGTGACCGACACCGCGACCTCGTTTACCGGAATGGCGCCGCAGTTTGACAGCGTGTCAGAAGAACTAGTCTACGACCGCGGGGCGACGCTGAGAGTCATTTCTGGGACGTGTCAATAAGGAAGCATCATGGCCCGCGATAAAATCGGCATTAACGGTTCGGGTGTGCGCGGCCGGGTCACTCTTTGGCGGGTGGAACCGTCCGGGCTCATAACGCCGCTCCACACGCAACGCAACCAGATCCAGTTCTCCTGGGGCTATATCGCCGCCCGACAGATTGGTTACCGCTACCAGGCCGGGCGCCCAAGTTTTCATGTGGCAGGGATGTACATCGAGTACGAAAACGTCGCTGACCCGGAAGACCCAGTCAGCGTCTCAGCGTTCGACCGGGACCTCGGCGTCGACTACTACAACGAATTGGCCGTGAGCGCCACCCAGGACTTCCTGCGGGTCGAGCTGCGCGTCGAACCTGCCTTGAGTATCTCGCCGGGCTACGAGGATTACTTCGTGGCAAACGAGAGCGGCAACCAGCTCACGTTCTTCGCGCAGACCTCGGGCCTATCCGGAGTTCACGGCAAAGACTTCAGCAGCGGCGTGAACAGCAAGATCTACTCCGCCGCCCTGGTGGCTGCACCGGAGTTTAGCGACCGTACGAAGGACGTTATCTTCGCGCGCACCACGTTCGCCGTCGAAAACCAGGTCACCAAAGAAGCCTCGTCGCAGATTGGCATCACCTGGGACATCGCATTTGAATAACAGCTGGATTCACACGGATGTGTGAACTCCTGGGAGGACACGGATGTCCAATAACTGGCTAAGCAATATCAAGCACGTCACACCCGGTGAGCCGGTGCAGGCAGGCGTCGTAAGCCGTCCTGACCGCGCACTGGTCGACCGGACTGAGTACCTGAAGCAGCGCCTGGACGCCGCGGCGCTGGGCCAGGCGATCTTCGACGTCGACGCCACGATCGCGCCAGACGTGCTGCCCGGCCAGCCCGTTTTCTGGAACGCCGCGACGCAGCGCTACGAGCTGGCGCTCGCAGCTGTCGACACCGACCAAGAGACGCAGACGCTCGTTCCATTGCCGTCGAGTGACGTGCTGGGCCTGTGCTACAAAAAGAAAAACGCGACGCTCGCCGACATCGTACTCCACGGCGTCGTGCGGCTGCCCGAGATCACCAACGCCGTATCGGCGCCTGTGGCCGCAGGTCGATATTACTTGTCGTCGGCGGAGGCAGGAAAACTCGTTAAGCAACGCCCGCCGGTTACGGTCAGCGTCTGCTACGTTCAGGGCGTCAAAGATAACTGCGCCGACGATCCTTGGGTCGTCGTGATGCCGCAGATGCGGGACTTTCTTGAAGACCACATTCACTACCGCTTTGAGCTTGTGGCGCTTCCGGCCGGAGATCACGATCCCGACGTTGCCGCAACTGCGGGAGTTCACACGGTCGACAATGCCGACGCCACTCGAGAAGGCTGGCTGCCTGCCGACCACGAAGTTTTTCAGGGACGTGCGCCTGTCGGCGCGAAGTTTGGCTACAACTTTTCGCAACATGCGGCTCTTTCGCTTGTATGGCCGCCGATGCCGCTGCAGGCTGTGGCCATGCTTTGGGACAAAGGCGTAAACAACGTTGGTGCCACAGAAATTCCACTGGGCAGCGACGGTCTGTGCATCTGCGACGTTAACGGCATCTGGTGGATGAGCGACTGCTACGGCGACGTGCCGTGGCCCGCCGATCTCGACACGCTTTCAGTCGAGTCATCTGCGTCGCTCGCCGCCTGCCCCCGCGAAGAACGTATGCGGGTGATCGTCGTTTATTTGCGGATGCTTTTCGGCAACGATCGGTCTGTGGTTACAAGCCTCAAGCCCGCCGTCGACAGTCCAATTACTATTGCGAACTGCGACGGCACATTGGCCACGCGCGAGCAGCCGCTTACGGGCGACTTGGAACTGGGGCTTAATCTTGCGCTAGTCGACGACCCGACCGAGGTTGTGGGCAGCCGCGTTTACAAGCAAATCACCTCAGACTTCAAGTTTCGCAAAGGCTGGATTGCCGAGGGTCTTCGCGTAGGCGCCGGGCCGATCGTGCTTGCTGGAACGCGCACTCGAGGGCTTACGGCCGCTGAAAAAACTGCGCTCGACCTGCCTTCAAACGACACCTCTTTACTCTACCAGGGCTTGGTCACAGTTTCATACGACGACCAGCTTGTGGAAAGGGAAATTGCGCCGCAGATCATTCGGCTCTCCGATACAGTTGAGCGCCTTTATCTCGACATCCCGTACCTGGGCTTTCCGCAAGGACAGGATTCGCTGGTGCGCGTGCGCCTCAACGTCCCCAGCGCCAACCTCGGTAATAACCTAGAGATGCGCGTACGCGCGCAGATTTTCGGTCGCGCTACAGCCGTTCTTCCTGTGCTCTCAATGTCCTATCGCCGCCTGCCCCGCCCGGCCGGAACAATTACGTCGGGCATGCCAGCCCTCCCCGGTGTCGCGGAAGAAACAGAGATTGCCTTCGACGTGCCCGCCAGTTCGCTGGCGATTGACACACCAATTGAGATTTCTAGCGAGGCCTTCGTAATCGCCGAAGGCGATACGATCCTGGTGACGCTCAGTCGCACAGGCAGTGCGGACAGCTATGCAGGCGAAGTCGGCCTGTTGCGACTGTCAGGTGTAATCACGGTCCCCGCCACCGAGTGAGGAGGACCGGATAATGCCTTTAGGCCAGTGGAATCTACAGTGGCTTAACCACAACTCGCAGCGATCTTATCCGCTGGCCGAGCGCGCCACCAAAACAGACACGACAGACACGATTCGCCTGCCGGACAGCTTTCTCGTCGCGCTCTATTTGCCGGTGCATGTCGACCTGAACATCGAGCCAGCCAAATTTTATCTCAAGAGTTTGCTGATTTCGGCGACTGGTTACAACATCACAATCGGTTACGACAGCGGCGAAACCAATACGCTCAACAATCCAGACGTAGCGGCGGCGAACATCGCCAAAACCGCTTATCAGCCAAATCGGGCTTTCGCATTAGCGGGAGTCGACAATTTCACCGATTCAATCGGCGAAGTTGTCATTGGCCGACTGGACGAAATCGACACGTTGCCGCCGGGGTTGTATTACTTCACCCCGGCGGGCGGCCTGCTCGAGACTGATCCTATACGGCCCATGATCCGAGGTGTAACTCGGTTACGGGTATCAAACAGCGGCGAATTGAGCGATTACGTGTACGGCGACGTGACGCTGGTTGCTGGGACTAACATGCGGCTCGTCTTAGAAAGTGGCGGTGACGCCGACCCCCGGATCGTGTTCAACGCCATCTCTGGCTTGAACCTAAACGTCGACTGCGTTTGCGAGACGCCCGATACCGCCGAATGTATTCGGTGCATTAACGGCGTGTGTTCTGGCGACGGTACTTACGTTTTCAGCGGCGGCGAATGCATATCAATCAGTCCGGCCACGGGCGGCCTGCTGTTTAACGATTTCTGCGCGCAGCCGTGTTGCGGTTGCGAAGAACTGGACGCCTTGACGCAACAGATTGACCGGTTTGGAGATGGCGTAAACACGCTGCAGAACTTCGTCACCCGGCTTGGATCCGAGGTGTCGCAAATGTCCTTTGTTGTCCTCGGTAGCCGCCTCGGTGATTCCGGCTGCAACACCTGTGGCTAGGAGCCGCCATGAGCTGTGCAGATCCGACCATCACGCCAGGCGGCCGCGGAGGTATCGGCGTCGTTCAACCCCAAAGCGGTTTGGACTACCCGCTCGTCGCGCCGTCGGACGACGTTAGATATCTATTGGCCGATTTTTATCTGGCCTACGACGACCCGGGTTTTTATCGCGCAGCCGAGTCGATCCGCAAACACCCTTTGCGCATCAAATGGCTCTACGGCGTTGGCTGTGAGCCAGCGATAGCACCAGTCTGGGCGCCCGCGCCGATTCACGCGGCTGACATCTTGATTGTCGACGCGGACGAAAACACGGTGTTTGATTCTACGCAGCCGGTTCCCGTAGGTGGTGACCCAGAATACCGCCGGTTTATCAAGCGCAGCTGGGGCGCCGATTACGACGTTTACGAGTGGATCGGCAACGACGCTGTTTGCAGGCTGGTCATTCACAAGACCTGGCCGCCCGCCTTTGAAATTGCGCCGAAAGATTGGCCGATACACCTGGCGCCCATAAACGCTGTGCTCGACGAACGCGCGGTTTACAAAATGCCGCGCCGCTTGCGGTCGCTCACCGTTGTGTCAGAAGACGCAGAAATAGGCACCGTGACCCGCACAGGCGCGACGTTTGTTGCCGGAAACAACATGATTCTCGAAAGCGCTGACGCAACTGTGCGCGGTCGACGGCAAAACACAAACATCACCTTGACAGCCGAACCTGGCGCAGGCGCAGGCAAGTATGAAGATTGCCCTGATGACCCGGCGCAGCCAATTTATCGGTTGAATGGCGCCACGCCCAATGAATACGGCGACCTTGTAATAGCTGGCCCTGACTGTATTTGGATTCGACAACCAACCACGCTTAACATAAGCGGCCGCGCCGTACCGGTGTTTACCGGCGGGTCGGCGACGCTGGCGATCGGCAGTAACTGCCCGCCCTGTTGTGATTGCCCGGATTATGTAGACACCGCGCTCTATATGAATCAGGTCGCGAGAAAGTATTCGAGCGTCGGCGCGCGCACGCATGACATCAAGTTGTTGCACGAGAGCAATATCGATCGTTGGATAGAGCAGCGCGAATGCCGTTTACAAAAACCATTGCGCGTGCTTTTGACGCCGCAAAACTGCCCGTTGCTCGACGTAGTCATTATGTACTGCAATCAGTGCCATCAGTGCGCTGAAAATGGCGCGCTAGCGGTCACCTTCAGTACGTTTCCGGCGGGCGCGACGGCAGTGATTGAGTGCGGATACACGTTTCTGAGCGCCCCAGGCCACAGCAACGTCGAGTATGCGCTACAGGGGACATATCCGACCTTTAACGCGCCGTTACCGCCGGTAGATCTTGGCAGCTCTGCGTATGTCAAATTTCGCCTGCGTTTCAACCCGGCGAACTATCCTTACTCGGTGACGGCTACATTGACTGGCGCGACTAACGCCAGCCCATTTTTACCCGGTTGCGAACCCATAGCCCTCGCGGCGCCTGTTACGACTTCTGCGGCTCTTAACTGTAACACTGACGGCGGCACGGTCCGGAGCTGCTAACACATGCCCATTCGCAACCAAAACTGGTACGACCTGCAAGCCTCACGCCGTTATCCGCTGGATGAGCGCAGCACTGGCTTGGACGATTCAGGTCAGTTCATTCACGACGACATTCTCGTCGATTGCCATATCCGTTTTCCAGCAACGCTCGGGCAGTATCTGTTTGTTCAGGGAATTACTGTAAGTCCCAACATTGTCACCGTTGTTTTCGGCGTTGCGACGGATTTAAACGACACGGCGCCAGTTAGCGTTGCTGCCGTCTCGTTGCCGCGCAACGCACCACAAAACGTCAACCACGCTGTCGTGCCGCTAGCAGATGGCGTGGCAGGTTGGATTGTATTTGGGCCAGGACTCGACGAAGAGTTCGTCGGCCGTTACAGCACGCCGCTGCAGACACTTGTAGCGCAGCGGTGCGCGCGGCCCTATCGCCCGTTACCAATTTCGTCACTTGGCAAGCTTAACGTGGCGACCAGTCTTACCGGAATCGTAACGCTTTCGGCGCAAAACCCAGTCACGGCGACTTTCATCCCTAAAACAGCCGCCAACGCTTTGACAGTAGCAAGCACACCGGTCGACTCTATTTTATTTCAATTAGAGGGCGAGACGCAGGACTTCAACCCGCTTAAAGATTTTCTGGGCGCTTGCGGACAAAGACCCGAAAGCGGCACGTGTCCGCGACCCCCTATTGCGACAATCAATGGCATAAGTCCGGACTGCAACGGCAACATTAATCTGGTTTTTGCGGGAGTCGACGCGGCGCTTTTCGAAAACTGCGGCGGCGTAGCGGTTACAAGCGATACAGGCCTTGCGGATGCCTGCGCTGCCGGTGACGAAAGACGGAGGCCTTCGCGCCAAGACGAGTGCACTCCCGGTAGCGAAAGCGTCGACGACATTATTTGGAGCGACTTGCCCACCGAGCTATTTGTTGAAGAACCGGACGTCGTATCTTCTGAAAGCGTAGACGAGGATGCCGTGCTCGCCGAGTGCGCCGTCATGCCGCTGTGCCGCGATTTCAATGCGGGGACCGCGCCTGACTTCGCGGTTCGCGAAGGCCTATTTGTTTTTGAGTCTGTGTCGGCGCCAGAGATTTGCTCGCCGCCAGGGTCTTTAGCGGCGACACCCGAAAACGAGCTGACGAGTCATTATGTGTACGCGGCGGCAAACATTGTCGGGCGCAACATGGCGCTCTTTAAAAACTGCGCCAGTGACTGGTCGCTAAACAAAAGAATAACTGCAGAACTGCAAATCACAGCGGGCGGACTGCAACGTAATGGCGGCGTGTTGTTTAACTACATTCGCGGAAACAGCAGTCTCGGAGCGCCCACGCGTTACCTAGTAGCTACACTTGACGCCAACGCTGCAAAGCTGCGGTTACTTCGATTTAACGGCTCAAACTTTGTGACCGAATACAGCGCGCCGTTTTCAGTAGTCGTAGGCGCGTGGTATCGCGTTTCTGCTACGCCGGTAGCAGTGCAGTCCGAGGGCGCGGTTCTGGTAACTGTTACGGCAGAAGCGGTAGACGAAAGTGTCTCGCCAGTATCGTTCTCGTTACTGATCTCGCAGTACGGCGACCTAACAGGGCTGGCCGGGCTCTTCAGCGCCGCGTCGTACACGCGTTTCAACAAGTTCACAATTGAGAACACGATATGAGCGGCGCGCGTATCCTTTATCCCCAGTTTCGGGACGAACAAGCTGATTCGCGTTATCCGTTTTCGGATCGGGCGACTCTCTTGTCGGCCGAACGACGTCTGGACATTGGTCGAGACACTTTTTTCGACGCGACACTTTACACCATTGGCGGCGAACGCCAGGCGTACATTTCGGCCATTTCCGTGACGGCGCAACTCGTCACAATCAGCGTGGGCGACGCCGCCGATCGCAATCGCGCTACAGCGAGCTTCAACCCGCTCGCGCCGCCCGCTGACGGCGCTCTAGCGCTTTCTGACGCATTCGGTCGTCCGGCGGGCGTGCTTCTCGCCGCGCCGTTTGGGTTGGCCCGGTTTTCCGGCTGGCCAACAGAAACACACACGTTTTCAGCAACAGCGACAGAGTTCGTTTCTAGCGTTGTAATTCCAGCCAAGGAACCGGGCGTGCGGGCGCTTAAAACCATCGACGGGCCGTTACTTACCGGCGACGTGTGGCTGGTTGGCGGCCGTGGCGTGGTGCTTCGCAAAGAAGACGCCACCACAATTCGGATAGATATCATTGGCGAGCCGCTCTTTAGCCGTTACGTCTGCGACGAGCTGAACCGCTTTGTGCCGCGGACGTTTCTCCAAACGTTTACAGTGGATGGCGTGCCTTGCGGACCAGACGAGTACGGTAATTTCAATATCACTGCAGCCAATCACGGGGCCGTAGATACCGTTCTGCGCGTTTACACGCAGGATGGCGCTATAAAAATAGACACGGTCGGTAAAAAGGTGGTGTGAAATGCCGCGTCCTGGGTTTTACAACGATAACGAATATCGCGCATATCCGTTTGTCTACAAATCCGACTATTTCGGCACGCTATTGCCGCTGTCGGCTGTCGTGGATTGCGGGATTATCATGGGTTTAGATAGCGGCTTTGAGCAAGGACAACACGCAGTGTGGCTTGCAGAGATTAGCCGCGCAGACGGCGTTGTGCAGTTTGTATTCGCAACCGACGCGCCTGGTGCTGTGAACGTCCCGTTGCGTTTTGAGTGTCCTGAAACCGACGCCGAGTGGTCGACCGCATTCGGTGAATCCGCGGCTGCCGACACTGTTAACCCGGCCTGCAACCCTGAACCAATTTGGGACGGATTTTTGACGCCAGGCCCGCTTGCCGAGCTGGTCGCGCTGCTTAGCGAAAATGGCGACACCCTGACTTATCCAGAAAAAGAACGGACGCTCGAGCCCGGCCGTGTTCAGAGTCTGGTTAAAAGCTACGCGCGATCGATCAATTTGGGAAACCTCCCGCGTGTTTACGCATTGCCACCCGAAGAGTGCCAAGAACCAGGCGAGGCTGAGACGGATATCGTAGTGAACGCCGAGTGCATGCAGGGCGCGCTACGTTTCAAAGAGGGCGCGAACTGCCGCATCAGGCAGACCGACCGACTAAACGATATTCGCGTCGGCGCAGAAAAAGGCGCGGGAGACGTTACGAACAGCGAACTGTGCGAGCACGGCGGCGAAGTGCCGCTCTACGACGGAGAGCCGTTCGATGAGGTAACTGGGTTCTACAGCGGCGGCCCGGCGTGCAATCAAACGATTTCCGCCATTAACGGCATTGGTGGCGCTAATGTCAATATCGTCGGCGGTACAGGCATTACTGTAACCACCGACGGCGCCACGAAAACGGTAACCATAGCGGTGGCTCAAAACAATCTCGTCGGCAATTGCGGAACGTAAACCATGAGCACGCCGCTTTTTGATCCAGACAAATGCAACGTCGACTCTGTGCCGAGTCTCGACTTTGATTTTGTTTCTGAATGCTCGATCAAAGAACCGCCGCCGCCGATTTTCGATTGCCCGTTGCCGGTCGTAGTGCGCGACCCTCCTCCGCCGCTGTGCCCGGAGTTTGAAACACGCGTCGTCGTAGACGTGCGCCCGCCCAATTCGTGCTCTGAATCAAGCGAACCGAGCGTAGCTGTAGTCACCAAAGTCAGCGAAGAGCCGTGCAGGTTCTTTATTGACCTCGACATCAAAGTGCCGCTGCCGCCAGTACCTTGTCCGACTATTTTTGGCGGCGACGTCTCTATTACAACTGGCTACGACGACTGTATCGAGGGCGGACCAACAGGCGTTATTCTTGTCACCAAACTTCCCGCGTCTTGCAGTAACGGCGAAGAAACAAACTGCAAGTTTGAGATCGATCTCGATCTCACGATTCCTATTCCGCGACCACCGTGCCCGGTAATTGAAGGCGGCAGTTTGACGGTGAACGCGGATTACGCCGACTGCATTGAGCCGCGAAATTCGCTTTGGGTAACTGCGGTCGATCCGCCGCCTAACTGCGAAGGCGGCGATGGCGAATGTCGTTTCGCCATCAATCTCGATTTAGACATTCCAATTCCGCGCCCGCCGTGCCCTGTAATTGAAGCGGGCGTTATCAGTGTTACCGCGGATTACGAAGACTGCATCGCGCCGCGAAATTCGCTTTGGATTACAGCTACCGAACCTTCATTGGGTTGCGAAGGCAGTGACGGCGACGGCGAATGTCGCTTCGCAATTAATCTCGATCTTGATATTCCGATACCTCGGCCGCCATGCCCTGTAATTGAAGCGGGCGTAGTAAACGTCAACGCTGGCTACGACGACTGCATCGAACCGCGAAATTCACTCTGGATTACAACCACTGAAACACCGCCTGATTGCAACAGCGACGGCAGCACCGGCGACGGCGAATGTCGTTTTGCCATCAATCTTGATCTCAATATTCCGATCCCGCGGCCGCCGTGTCCCGTGATTGAGGCGGGCGTAGTCAGCGTCACCACTGACTACGAAGATTGCATCGAACCGCGAAATTCGCTTTGGATTACAACCACTGAAACATCGCCCGATTGCGCCAGCGATGGCAGCAACGGCGATGGCGAATGTCGTTTCGCCATCAATCTCGATTTAGACATTCCAATTCCGCGCCCGCCGTGCCCTGTGATTGAGGCGGGCGTAGTCAGTGTCAACGTCGATTACGACGATTGCATCGAACCGCGAAATTCACTCTGGATTACAACCACTGAAACACCGCCTGATTGCGACAGCGATGGCGGCAACGGAGATGGCGAGTGTCGTTTCGCCATCAATCTGGAGTTAGATATTCCGGTTCCGCGACCGCCGTGCCCTGAAATAAAAGCAGGCGTGGTGGAGATTGTAACGGAATATCAAGATTGCCTCAGTGGCGCAACCGGCGCGTTACGCGTTACGAAAACGCCTGTCCCAGCCGATTGCGATGATCCCGACAAAGAACTGTGTGAATTCACAATCGACCTTGACCTGCCCATTCCAATTCCGCGGCCAGTCTGTACGACCTTGACGGCGACTGGCGTTATTGAACTGGTCACAGGCCCGCCGTACATAAACGTAATCGTTACCGATAACAGCACTGAAGGGGATTGCGACAATCCGCCAACGTGCGAACTAGAACTCGATCTCGACATTGGCGTTCCTGCACCGCCGTGCCCAGAGATTTCTGGCACGCTCAATGTCTATCGCACGCCTGAGCCTGAACCAACCGGCGTTCTGACCATTACACCAACCACTGGACCTAGTGGTCAGTGTATTTTCGACATTGATCTCGACATTGGTGTGCCCGCGCCATTATGTCCAGAGATTTCTGGCAACCTGAGTGTTTATCAAAATCCAACGCCAACCGGCGTTCTGACCATTACACCAACCACTGGACCTAGTGGTCAGTGTATTTTCGACATTGATCTCGACATTGGCGTGCCTGCGCCTTTATGTCCAGAGATCTCTGGCACGCTCAATGTCTATCGCACGCCTGAGCCTGAACCAACCGGCGTTCTGACCATTACACCGACCACTGGACCTAGTGGTCAGTGTATTTTCGACATTGATCTCGACATTGGCGTTCCTGCACCGCCGTGCCCAGAGATTTCTGGCAACCTGAGTGTTTATCAGAATCCAACGCCAACCGGCGTTCTGACCATTACACCAACCACTGGACCCAGTGGTCAGTGTATTTTCGATATCGACTTAGATATTGGTGTGCCCGCGCCATTATGTCCAGAGATTTCTGGCAACCTGAGTGTTTATCAAAATCCAACGCCAACCGGCGTTCTGACCATTACACCAACCACTG